ATTTACACTGTAAATCTGGAGTACCTTTTCTTTTGCAATCAACCACTTACCTACCACGCCTGCGCATCATCCTGTCAAGCTGATATTGTATGCGCTGCTGATAAAACACTGGCGCGCTCTCGTATGCCTTGGCTGTGCTCGGTCGTAGCCATGGCATAGGCTTCACAATCACAGCTCTGTGCTCTGTCTTATACATGCGGTCAAGCTTGTAGTTTTTCTTACTGCCACGCACACGATAGATATTCGACTCCCCATGCCTATGCAGTTCAATGAATCGCTTTTTGGTCTTGATGGCCTCTTGGATAAGCGCTGCGTTGCGCTGTCTGCGTGGCAATTCTTTCATGCGATTGGATGGCATTTTTAACATGGTTCTACGGTTAGGCTTGCGAACTGGCTTGCGTCTTAGGGTCTTGCCTCTTGCTGCCCCTTTTCGCTCACCGGACGCAACAGGCGTCGCAATGGCCACCGCTCCCGTGTATGGGTCGGGTTGATTGATTGAACCCTCTTCACGGTCTGCCATGTAGTCTAGTGTCGAGCCGTATTCAGCAAATGGCTTGCCCCTCTTGGCCTTCTCAATCGGGTTATTTCTTGGTGATAAGGTCCAATGATTTCGGATAGTAAAATCTTGGCTTATCTTCTCTTTGGCTTGCTTTCTGGTCTCAAAAGCAAGGTCGTTCATTGTTTGTTCTTGAGCGATTTTAAACCCCGTTTTGTTGAGCCGTAATAAATCCAGCTCTAGTCGTTTTAGCTCTCGCGTGTCTATTTCCATAATGCCCCCATGTACAGATGTGCTCTGCAAATAAAAAAAGCCCCATCGAATGATAGGGCTAGTTTAGCATTAGTGGGGCTGGTTAAAATTCATCGTCCTCAAATGGGATGTCTTCTTCTTCTTCTTCTGCTGCATTGAATGCGTCCGCCATTGTCTTGGTGTCTTGCTGCTCTGGCTCGACCACCTCTTCAAACTCAGCCTCTTCCACGTCATTGCTATATGAATTAATGCGGGCTTTGTGCTTCTTGTTTAGCTCGATGATTTGATCCTTGTGTTGCTCCCAAGTGCCATTTCCTTCGAGCGTTTGACGAATTGACGTGCAAACCTTTTTTAGTGTCTCAAGGTCGCCACATTCAACCATATCAGCTTCGATTGAATCAAGGCTAAACGCTGGCTTTTCTGGCGTAATATCTCGCTCCACTGGCTCGGCTTGCTTGATGCGGTCCGCTTCGTCTGGATCAACCACTTCGCTAATACCAAAGGCCATGCGTGCCGCTTGAATATAAGCTTTGTGTCGTAACATACGGCTTGGCCATTTTTTCCAAACGTCTGAGCCGTTGCCAGTCTTTTGGCATTCTGCCAAGTATTCGGTCACTGTAACCGGTCGATTGCGGTTGGTTAGATACATGCGGCAAGTAATGGCTGTCAGCTTGCCATCGGTAATGTGGTCGTCAAACTCTACGCCGTCAAAAGTTGGCTGTCGATTGACCATCTTGTACCAGCCATCAATCATCACTGTAACTTGCAGCTTGCCACCAGATACAAACGCCGCCATTTCACGAACAAGCGGGTTAAGTCCGTATTTAGCCGCCACACCCGTGACAATTGCGAGCTCGGCTTTGCTTGCTGTTGCGCCGTGTTGGTTTTTAGCTGAAACAATCATACCGCTCATTACTTCGGTGATTTCTGCTTCGCTTGCGCCTGTGTTTTGTGCTACTAGGGATAGTGCTGTAGTCATAGTTTTTAGTCCTGTTTTAGTAAGCTGTTAGCTTGATTTCTACGCCAAAGATTTCAGATAGTGATTTAGTTTTTAATCCAAGTTTATTAACGGCTGGATTAATCATTTCTTGGAATTGATAAAGCATGGTTGTAATTTCTTTGTTGCCCTTTGCAATTGCCATTGAAAGACTGTTTTCGCCTGATTTTTTCACCAGGTTATTTACTTCTAACTTAAAGCCATCGCAACTGTCGTCATAATCCTGCTGTGTCATTTCGCCCATGTTGTTTAGTCCTGTTTTAGTTACTTAATAATACCGCTCAAATCGAGCTTTTCCACGTCCAAACCGCAACCGAACTCTTGATATTCGTTCACGGTTTCTAAGTCTTGCAAATAAGCCTTGCGGCCTGTTTCTTTGGTGTCTCGGTCTAACTGAAACACTCGAACGGGGTGGCGTCCAATACTACGCTTTTCGCCTACGACGATAAAGATAAATCGAACCGATTCCGTGTTGCTTTTTAGGTACATATCGGTGTGCTTGTAAATATCCGAGTAATACGCATCCTGCACATGATAGCGAAAATCACGCACTGACCAGTGAAACTTGTCAATGTCTGCGGTTTTCTTCACATCAACCAGAATATGTTGTCCAAACACTTCAGGATCCACAATGCGATCGGGCCTGCACTTAACTTTAATTTTTGAGCCGTCTTGCAATTCCATTTCTGAAAAAATCGACGCCTCGCTAATGCCTTTTGAGGTTAGCAGCCTGTTAGCGACTGGATGAGCCAGCACACTGTCGCGCATATCTAACACCTGTTGATATTCGGGCGTTGTTAGCACGATCTTTCCTTTCATGTTCTCCTTGAACTGCTCGGCCTTCTCTGCTGCTGCCTTGCCGCTGCCAAATTCGGGCATTCTTACGTAGTCCTTGGCGAAAACGTCCGGCTCCAAACAGGCGCAATGAACATCCGTACCAAGGTCAATTGAGCGACTGCCATCGGTCGGGCAGTTGCGCGACCACTCAAGCAGTGCAACGGATTTATTAGCCAAGTCTAGCTCTGACTTACTGGTGCCACGCTGGGCGCGGTATTCGTCGTTGGTTAAAAGTGTTGTTAGTGTTGCTTGCATGGTAATCACAGCCACCCTTGGGCGGCTGCTCCTGTTGGTTGATTAGTAACAAATACGAATGTCTGGAAGCTCGCCTTTAGCAATCGCGGTAATAACCTTCTTGCCGTCCGCTTCGCTGATACCCATAGCCAAGAAAACAGCCAGGTTTCGACGGTTAATAGTCGTGCGGTGCTTTTTGTCTGCTTCACGCTGCTTTGCCTGGCGCTCCGCTTCCTTCTGCTCTTCTTCGATAGCCTTGCGCTCTGCTGCGGCTGCTTCTTCGGCTTGGCGCTGTGCGGCTGCTTCACGGTTGCGCCTTTCCTGCTCTTCGTCGGCTTTGCGTTGCTCTTCGGCTTTGGCTTTTGCATCCTTGGCAAGCTTCAAGCCTTCACTGGCGTTAATCTTTGACGATGCAAGCGCGTTTGCTGCTTCTTGCTGTAGCGGCTGCCACTCTTCATCGATAACAATTTCGTTAAGGTGTGCGATTTGCTCTTCATACCATGCCGGAATCATAGGCTTGGTCTGGTACGGGTAAACTGTCAGCTCATTTTTAATTCGAGCATTAACCGCGTTTGTGAGTTTAGCCGCGGCTTTCGCTTCGGCCTCCTGGCGTGCTTTTTCGGCGGCCTTGTTGGCCTCTTCTTCGCGCTTGCGCTCCTCTTCTTTTTCTTGAAGTCGTTTAAGCTCTGCCGCTTGCTCTTCTGCCGCTTCCACTCGCTCAAGTGTCACGCGGGCTGTAGTCAGTGCGTTTTCGTGTGCGACTTTGAATTTCTTTTTAAGCTCTGGCCATACGGATGATAGATCGAATGATTCTGCCTCTTGAATAATTCCGCACAAGTGATCGCTAGTAATTCCAGGTTGACCACAAATAGTTGGAACTTCATTTAACCAATCAAGCTTCTCGTCTTGCTCTTTCTGCGCCTCCTCAAGCGGTTTTAATATATCAGCGCGCAGTTTTACAAACTTTTCTTTGTTTGCTTTTGCGATTGCTTCGATAATTTTCGGCTGCTTCTTAATGTCACGAAGGTAATCGCGCATCGGTGTATCGCTCTCTGCGAGCTTTTTATTGATTTCTGCGCCTAGAGCCTTAATTCGCGCGCGACCCTCCTTAGAATCGATTTGGGGGACTTCTGAGGACACTTTCGCGCTGTATTCTGAGAATACTTGCTCAAGGTACGCTTCAACTTTGTCAATACCGCCAGATTTAAATTCTGTGATGATGAATTTTTCTGCCTGCGCTGCCTGCTCGGTTGATTGCTCGGCGTGTGTTGTTTGTTCTGCCATGGTTATTGGTCCTGTTTTAGTTTGGTTTGATTTTCGATTGCGCGGTCTAGTTCGTACAGCGCCATTTCTAAATTATCAACCAGCATGAAAGGTTTGTGCTCGTTGATGGTTTTTGTTTGCTTAACCGGTTGAATTATTCCAACATCCCAAAGCCACTCGAAGATCCACTGTTGCGGGTTGTAGATATCGGCCTCAATGGTTTTCCTAACCGGCTTGCCAAATGTCAGGCTGTTGATTGATTTAAGCGAGCGGTTGCGACACTCAAGGCTTTTCACGATAAAAATCGCCAAGTCTCTGCCGCCGTGGTGATTTACCGTTTTACTTTTGATGTTCTGATTCAACATACAAATCACCCTTTTCGATATCAATCTTAACCATGTTGCCGCGTCGCGTTGCGAGTCCTTGTTGAATCAAGCTTTGCAAAATAACGTTTGACACGTTAGCGCCGCGTTGATTGCACATAGCGCGTAGCGTTTGGTAATACTTCCGATGCTTAATCACGTTAAACACTTGCGACGTGTACACCATTTCGGGCTCATCATTGCCAGCGTTCAGTAAGTCTCGGCTTAATCGCTTGTAGGTTTTAACAAACGCAACTTTCGACTTAGTCAAAAACTCCTCTTCCAAAGATTCATGATCTTGAACAAGCAAAGCCTCGCGAATGATATCGGCAAGCTCTTTGCTGCTTGTAGGCAAATCGATTTCACCGCGCTCTGCTCGCTTGACCATTTCGACTTGTTTCTTGTTGATGTTGTTTGAGTACATACGCCCCCCTTGTCTGCGGTAGTTTTAAATTAGCAGCATTAGACATAAAAAACAACTATTAGATTAAATATTTAATTTCAACATGACACCAGATAAGTTTTTTACTTTTTCAGGCTGTTTTGTCGGATTTTGTAAACGGACTTACAAAAAGTTCACCTTCCCTAAGTGCCTGTATTTTCTCTCTTTTTACTATAATATATATATAATAATTTATTATTTATTAATAAAATAAAAGAAAGGTATAATATTTTTAGTAGGAAATAGACCTCTTTTAAGAACTAACGTATTTTAGAAGGAAAGGGGGTGGGTATATGAAAAATAACACAAAAAAAATAAAAGCCTTTAAAAACAGTTAGTTAAAATTTTTGTCTACTTTTGTCAGGTCGATTTCAAAATTTACAAATGGTGTGATTAAAAGCTGATGTACACCCTTTACATGCAAACAAACCAAAAAGCTGTACACACTAGCAATTACTGTGCTGACACAAAAAAGCCGCTAATAAGGCGGCTGTCTGTACGTTTTGGGTGGAGTGTTTTGGGTGGCTAAGCTAAACCACCCCACTGCTCTGCCATTGCTTTAGCGATGCCGATAGGCGTTTTACTTCTCAATCTTGCCCTTTCTGGGCTTGGCGGAAGTCTATGAACCCATGACCATGCTTTGTGCTCTTCTGTGCCTTTTTCTGGAATCTCAGATCTAAGGCTGTTTTTACCTTCAACAAGCTTTGGTAATCCAATCAGCTCGAATCCGGTTGCTTTAAACATCTTTTCTCCAAACCACCACGGTTGAACTATGTTGCGACTCTCCTTCCCAAGCATCTCCCTTGCGTGGTCGTGCATCACTGGATTTTCTATCGCTATCATTGGTACTGGCGCATTTCTTAGAGCTTTATAAAACTCAACACCATCAAAGAAATCACGCCACATTTCAACCATGGTTTTACCTTTTGGTGGATTATGAAGCCATCTACGCCCTGCATTTGTAAGCCTGGTGCACGGAGGGTGAGCAATCATCAAGTCCCAACCTCGATTAATTACATTTAAAACATCATCTTGAATATGCCACTCAGGATGACCACCAGAGCAAGGATCAATGTCACAACTATAAGCCTCATGACCTAGCGCCCTAAATTCTTTGCAAACCGCTTGGCTTTCTTCGCAAGCAACTAATACTTTCATTTCTTGTCCTGTTAAATTGTGTTTATCCAAATGGCCTTAATAGAATGGCCTCAAATAGATCCCTGGTTGAGCCTAGCCAGCCAATCATCAATCACCTTTTTGGCTTTCGGAGCGTACACCTTGAGGTTGTACCGCATATCAATCAGCGCAATATCGGAGTCCATTAGCGCAAAAATCGCGCTGGCATCCTCTGGATCCATGTCCTTGCTGGTTAGTTTTGGTGCCTTTCGGTGTACGTTCATTGGTGGCAATCCTGGCGGCTAATATACCTAAATATTAGCCTTTATCCTTGGCCTTCACCATGTCGTGCACCACGTCGCGAAACCCTGCTTGCGCCTCAATGTCTGTAAGTAGCTTTTGGCACATGTCATACATTCGGGTTTTAAAGTCCGCCACATAAGCGCGTGTTAACTCCTCGCGGGCTTCTGGACAGGTCATGAAGTAATGCGCCGCGTTGGTGCCTTCGATGTTGCCCAGCACGCTTTCAAGCATGAATTGAAGGTGCGTGGTTTTAATGTTCAGCTTTTTAGCCAGTACATACACCTTGATCATGTTTTCAAGGCGCACTTGGTTAGACTTAAAAATCTGGTTTAAATAGCTAGGGTGCACGCCGTAAGCGGTCGCCACTTCCGAAAGGCTTTTTGCGCCAAGGCTCTTGGCTAGTTCTGATGGTTTCATTAGTCCCACTCCGCTTTGATATCAAACCACTGACCATAAGTGATCGGTGTAAATTCCTTTGGCACTTCCTCCGTGCCGCTAACATTTCCAGTATCGCTTTTTGGAATGCGAAACAAATAGATACCCTCACGCATTGCAAAATCTGTCTCTATCATGGCTGTACCACGCCCTGACTCATGCGGACCGGCTAAACCTGTTCGCTTTACGTCTAGCAAATCAATTACCCATGCTTTGAAATTTGGCAGCTCTTTAAGCTCTTCACGGGCTTTATCAATCCACTTGTTAAACTCTTTGCCCGCCTTGCTGTTTAGTTTGCCTCGAAGCACGACAACTTTTTGGTCTTCAAACCAATCAGTACGGATAGTCATTACATGCGGAAGCTCTTTTAATTCCGTTTCGTATGGATAAACTAGCTCCGCTACAGTTTCAGGACCGCCCCAACTGCTGCGTGATGTGTAAGCAATTGCCCCGCTGTTATCAAGCATTTTTTGCAAAGACTCATGGCGCTTTTGGCCAACCTCTTCGCTGTACTGGCCCATAAGATCATGATTGACATACTTGAAGTAGTCATAATATTTTTCGTTTGCCATTGGCATTACTCCTGTTTTAAATAAGTGCGGCCGTGGCCGCGTTGGGGTGGTTATTTACTTTGATAGCTCTTCCGCCATTGCTGCACATGATAGTTTGAATGCAACTTCTTGAGTTTCTTTATCATCAAAACCTTTACCGGTAATTTTTGATGCCGCTTCAAGTGATTGTTTTACCAGTGTATCCATGTTCATAATTTTTTGACCTTTTAGTAAGTGGCGCCGCGTTGGCTTGAGTACATAATAGCAAAACCGTTAGTTTTATCAAGCTTTTTTCGTGAGTTTTATTAGATTTTTTATTGCAGACGTAAAAAAGCCCCTGTTGAGGGGCTTAATAAAGAGGCGCTAGACCTCTTTGGTTTAAATCTGTGAGATCTGTTGTGCGTGGTCGTAATTCATCCTTATCACCAATCTCCTGTAAAAATCTGTCCAATTGAGATTATTTAAATAAACCCTTTCCCACCACATGCCATAAGCAAAACTCGATTCGTTAGTTTTGTAATTCTTATTAAACATAATCTATCTCTCTGTTTGCTGGTGGTTGACTAAATCGAAAGTAACATCAACCTCACCATAAGAGCCCGTGTGAACCTCTATATAATCAATGTCTGTTACTAGCATTTTCATTGAAAGCCAAGCTAAAAATGAAGGCTTACCACTCTTAAGTTTCCGCTCTGGTCTGTGCTTGTAAATATTGGTGGTTAATTCCTCACAGCACTCATCCATCCATTTGTTTTTCATTTCTTCTAAATCAAAAGGATTATCAACTACACATAAGGCCTCTACAGTATAATCGGAATACTCGCCTTCAGAAAAGGCAACTATTTGACCCTTTTTTACTTTCATAATCTATCTCTCTGTTTGCTGGTGGTTATTTGGCGCATCCGGTAAAGGCATCCAGTGCGTGACGCTTTCAACCTCAAAGCCGTATCTGCTGTAACGCGTAACAATAACGTTAGTCGGTGAAAATCCTCGTCTTTTCATGTATACGATGCAATATTGGTTTTTTTCTGGCAGCTTTTCATTAACGTCTATCCAGTTCATATATTGTCCTGTTTGTTGGTGCCTATGCGTAAATCCAATCTTTGCAATTAGAATCGTTGCACCCTTCAAAATCGTAAGGGTTGTATTGCCAGTTTATCTTCCCGCAAGTCGGGCAGTTCCAGCGCTCCTTCCCTGTTGTCGATCTTCTTCTTGGCTTATGGATGCCAATCACACCGGCGCAAGAAATCATTTTGCGTCTGTTAATGTTTTTGTATTGAAAAGTTCGCCTTGCTATTTCGTCGGTGTGGAACTTTGGAACAACCACCCAACCATCAAAATCGATTTTCTCTATTTGCTCGCTAGTAAAAACCCTTGCTGATGAATAGTCATAACTAAAATGGAGCTCAGAGGCAAATCCTAGATCGTTACCATCCCAGCATTGCTTTTTGTATGCCACATACTCATCATTTGGATCTTTGACTTCTGGATACTTAAATTTTATGTATTGGCAATCAACTTTCCAAACGCAAAGCGCGTCCACGTGGTCAGCGCTCAAGAATAGTTCTTGCTCTGGATGGTTTCGCATGTGGCCGCTGTTGACTTCCTTTTGTGCTTCTTCAAGCGTGTAAATATGCGACTCATCAAGATTAGTAACATATCCAGCGCCTTGTATGCCGTGAAAACAAACGTTAGACCCAACGCCGCCATGACAAGAGGTTTTGTAAAATCGATTTTTTTTCATTGTGTATAGTCCTGTTTTGCTTGGTAGTTTGCTGTTATTTGGTGTTCTCTAGGGCCGTCGATTTATGGCCAACGTCGCTTTATCTTCTTATCGTTCTCAGGGTGGCGGATCACCTTCCCTTCACCCATTAGCACAGCAAGCGCGTTTTCCATGGCGTCTTGGCCATGCGCCAAAAGCTCTTTGCTGATTTCTTGGTAATACTTCTGGCGCTTCAAGTAGTTTTTGAGCTCGGACTTATAGCGCCATCCTTCATCTTTATCCTTTTTGGATACTGTCAGACGCTTGATGATCGCCTCTTTGATGCCTTCGAGTTTATCCTCGATTGTTTGACCGTCTACGGCTTCATTAACCCTTAAATTACTGTTGAGGTGGTCAATTGAAGACAAGCCAAGCTTTAAAGCATAAAGAACGTATTCGGTTTCAATAACCAGATCGCCGCCCACCAAGTTATCCATAGCAAGAATTGAAGCAACAGACATCACACGCTCAGGCAAACGCGCGTAAATGGCACCCAGTCGCGGGTGGTTAATGTATTGATATTGATCGTAATGACGCGAAATATCATACATAAGCTGGCGGGCTTCTTTGGTCGCGGTCATTTTGTACTCTTTGCCGTTAAACTCCGCGTCGATTTTCTTCTGGCTGGTGTCGCTTGCCATCTGTGCAATGGCACCAATGCGCGCTTTTAGCATTTCGTTTTCGATTCGCATCTTGTCGCCGTCAAGCGCGTTTTCGCCCCACAAATCAAAGTTGCGGTGCGTACGCTCTGAGCCACAATCGAAGATAAAACCACGGCCCAAAAATCCCGACTCGATCGCGTCCTCGTCTACGATGGCGGCAAGCTTTTTCGGTGTCGACAGGGCGATCAAGTTTAAGCATGGATCTTTTATGCCGCTTTCCAAGCCTTCCATCATGCCGGTTAACTTGTTTATTTCGACTGTGATTTTCTCAATCTCTTGATCAATCTTTTCAATCTTCGCCTTTTCCAGCTCTTGGTGGTAACCAAGTTTGATGTCTTCCTTGGCCACCAGCTGCTTATCAAGTCGGCTAATACGGTTCTGCATTTGCCCCTGGAACTCGTCAAGGTGAAGGCGCGAGATTGGCATTAGTGACGTTGTGGCAAGCTCCATCAACGTGGCCGGAATGTTGGCGCTGTGCTTTTCCTGCTTACTGTTCGAAGCAAGCAACGAATGAGCCTCATCTTTCACATAAAAACAGCGTCCGTTGTCATACACTGCCGATCGGATAATGTCTTTATCGGAACGAATATCACCGTATACCTTGATCCCACTTGCTGCCAGTATTTCCTTGATAACTTTCTGCGGCCATTCTTTACCACCTGCAGACAAACCAAGAACGATGGTGATCATGCTTGTTTTGGTTCCCATGAATCCACTGATACCCGCGCCCGCCATCGCTAAGCACTGCAAAGCCATGGCTGCATATGCGCCGCCTTCCAGTTCACGGTGCGCGCCTTTTTGCATGTAGCGCACAATGTCGCCCGCGATACTTGGCGGGTTGTCTACGTCCACACCTTCAAGGCTCACGCCTTCGGGCAAGTCGTTTACACACTTTGGTTTGCTGTTGTCTTTCTTTGGCTTGGCTGCTGGTGGCGTCATGTTCCAAGATCCAAACGCGGGCGCGGTTTCAAGGGTTAGTTGTGGCGCAACTTGTGGCGTTGACTCCACAATAACTGGCTTTGTTTCTGTCTTTGGTTCGGGCTTTGGTTTCTTCACCGGCTTAGGCTTGATCGCTGCCAGCTCTGCCGCCACCTTTTCACGCAATACCGACTTTAGCGCGTCCATGCCATGCTCTTGGCGGTAGTCGTCCCAGTCGCATTTCTCATCCTGCATATTGGGCAGGACCACACCGGCGCCATAAGCGGCCGCCGCTTCATTGGCCCAATGCTCACCAGGTCGCCAGCCATGCTTTGGATCTAAGTCGTCATGGTCACCAAAAATAATAATCGACGCGTTCGGGTGTTCATCCTTCGCGGTCTTCACCGCTGCGGCTAGGTTGGCCGTGTTAAAAGAAACGTATGTTTTCCATCCGGTCGCTTTGTTAATGGTAATGCCCGTTGCAAAGCCTTCCGCGATAGCAATGTTTTTGTCTTTGCCGGCGATTGGATGATAAACCCCAGACATATCTCCACCGGTTAGCGGTCGCTTTTCGCCATCGGCTTTTATCTTCTGAATGTTTACTAGTTCGCCCGATTTGTAGATTGGGACCAGTAAAAGCTCACATGGTTGCGTTACACCGTCACGCCCTATCATTGGATCGCCATTGGTCAGCCACTCACCGCCAAAGCCTTTGTTGTCCATGTATGGATGGCTTGCAAGCTTCGCGCTGTCTAATAGCAACTTAGCGCCTTTTTTGGCCTGTTCGATGTTGGCTTTGCGTATTTCGTCATGATTGACCATGTGCACACGCTTTGGAGCAACGCTTTGCTCTATATCGTCGCCTATCAGCTCTTTGGCTGTTTCCATTGTGGTTTTGCCTAAGTACATAGACAAAAGCTTTAAACCGCCGCCGCTTTCTTCTGGACACTGCGAGCAGTACCAAGTACCAAGCCCGTTTTTGTCGTCGAAGCGAAAACGGTCTTTACCGCCACATACGGGGCAAGGGCCGTGCTTTTTATTACTTGGCAAGTTAACGCCGTAGTTATTTAAAACACTGCGCCACTGACCCATGAATTGATTCAGCGCCTTATCGATTGGCGTGTCGCCATCGCTAGAATAAGTGCGGTTAGAGTTACAACCGCAATCGATAGGATCGGCCAAGCTTTTGCGCGTCGTGTGCCCGCACGACAATATCAAAGGAAATTTCATTTTGTAGCCCTGTTTGTTTTATTCGCCCCAACCAATAAATTCGCTCACCTTCACGCCAAAGATGTTAGCCATTTTTTCCACGTCAGCCATACGCGGCTCGGCTTTTTTGTTCATCCACTGGCTAACAGTTTGCTTTGTCTTGCCTAAAGACTTTGCAAGGTCTTGCGCTGCAATGTCTTTATTGACTAGACCGTGTTTGATTGATTTTGCAATGTTCATAATTCACCTAACAATGAGTTTAATTTTGGTAAAAGCTATAACATTAACCTGTTAATGTCAATCCTTAACTTTTTAAACAAAAAGTATTGACTTTCTTTTTTTAGTCCGCTTATACTTCACCACATCAACGGCACAGCGCCGGATTAATTAACCCAAAACAGGACGGTAACAATGAGCGATATAAAAATCGAAGCGCCGATAAAGGTGGAAATTAAAGTTATTGCTGTAAAGCCTGACGGCACCGGCGCGGGCGAAGTGACCTTTGAACTTCCTCCAATGCGATTCCCAACAAAAGAAGCTGTCATCGATGCGATTAACGAAGTTTCAGCTAGTGAAGTTCTTTCTGCAAACGGTCTACGCGTTGCAAATCAAGAAGAAACATTTGATTACATCATGCGTGAAAAATCAGGCAGCGACACAAAATTCGCAATGCCGCGCAATGTAGGCGAATGGTTCCAGTAACCAAATAAACCCAAAAACCCCAACGCGCGGCAAGCGTCGCGACTTTTCCAAATTTAACGGAGTAAAACCAATGCAAGTAACATTAAACCCAATTTCTCAAGACGATCTAGATTACGAAGGCTTTTTTGACGGGCAAAACCTTCCTGTGCCTGATAACTCGGTTTTCGACATTCTTGTAACTGGCGGCTTTGAAGGTATCGAAGAAGGCAAAGCAAATCACGTTTGTTTTCTTAACCTTAAAATTGTCACACCTGGTCAGTTCTTTGGTCAGACATACAAGTTTGATGCAAAAATTTTCGACATGGACGCAACCAAGCGCGATCGTGCAATGAAAAATCTCGGCGTTATCGATGCGCAAGCGGGCTTTCCAATGTCACAAGGTCAGTTGCCACTAACAACGGAAAACATCGAGCAGTATTGGGCTGGCAAAGCATACGCAAAATGTAAGTTTGGCGCATTCACGCCGGAAGACGAAAGCGGCAACCCAGAAATGGACGAAGAAGGCAATCTTCGCGTGATAAACTTTGTACGCGGCTTTGCCTACGACCGCGCCAAGATGTTGCAGCCAGGGCAAGAAAACCACACAGCTGCAGCACAGCATGAAGCGCCAGAAACATATCAAGAGCCAGCGCCAGAGCAAGCGGACGAAGACGAAGACGATATCGACTTTTAATTAAACCCACCACCACCCCAAGCCGCCAAGAACGGCGGCTTTTTAACAGGACAAATAATCATGGCAACTACAAAACTATTTAACAAAGACGGCACAGAAACGCCACCGCGCCCAAATTGGTACGCTCACAAGCAAGAGATTGCAGAAAAAGCGGTCGAAAAACTTTTTGCTGGTAAATACTGCCCTTTTCAAGAAAGCGACAAAGAAGATCTTATCGAGTCAGTCGTTGATAACTGGTACGAGCACTGCGACGCTTACGATCTAGCGAAAGACTTTGAAGATGATGGTTGGAATGTTGATCGCAACTTCATTGACGACCTAGAAAGCGTTGATTCTTGTCTGTCTGCAGTTATTCGCAAGATGATTAAAGAGTGGGGCGAAAACAACGAAATCGTTCAACCTCTACCGCTTGGCACTGAATTGGATTGCGGCGTTATCGATGGCATTTACGAATACGAGCCAGCAACGTATCAAGTCAAGATGTGGGAAGAGCAAGAAAACCCAACAACGCGCCGCTTGATTAAGTGGGAAGATGCTGTTTTGAAGGTTAAGGACTAACCATGTACAAACTCCGCTACTACCAACAGGACGCCGTAGACGCTGTGATCGCCTACGTAAAAAAGCGTCTTTCACCTAGCCTGTTAGAACTTGCAACCGGCGCGGGCAAGTCTCTAATCGTTGCGAAGCTGGCGGAGTTTTTCTCTGGCGTCGCACCATCAAAAAAAGTGCTTTGTATCGCGCCTTCAAAAGAATTGGTTGAGCAAAACGCGCAAAAATACAAAGATTTCGGCTATAACGCCTCAATCTATTGCGCCAGCGCGGGCAGTAAATGCCTGCGCTCTCAAGTGATATTTGCATCACCACAAAGCGCCATGAAATCGATTGATAAAATCGCTCGCATGGGTATTAGCGCGATCATTATCGATGAAGCGCACGGCATTACTCCAAGCCTTAAAAAAATCATTGACGGCGTGCTTAACTTCGAAATTAACGGCAAGAAGGCAAACGAGAAGTGCCGCATTGTTGGCATGACCGCAACTCCTTACCGCATGGGCACGGGCTATATTTACGCCATTGACGCGGCGGGCGAGGAAGACGTCCACCACGACGAAACCAAGGCGGTCGATCCATTTTTCAATAAATTGCTTTACCGAATCACTGCGGGAGAGCTGGTGGAAGAGGGATTTTTGTCTCAAGTCCAGATTGGCGAGAGCTCGGACAACTACGACACAAGCGGTCTTGAACTCAACCGCATGGGCAAATTTGACGATAAGCAAGTGGCGGAAGTCTTCAACAAATCCACCAAAACGCACAACATCGTCAAAGAGATCGCAAGCCTGTCAGTCAATCGTATGGGCGTGATGATCTTCGCTTCAACCATTAGCCACGCGGAAGAAATCGCGGAGTTGTTACCGGTTGGCGACGTGAAAGTGGTTACCGGACAACTCAAGAAAAAAGATCGCGCCGAAATTATCAACCGTTTTAAAGCTCGAGAGTTTAAATTTTTGGTCAATGTCTCGGTGTTAACCACGGGCTTTGATGCGCCGCACGTTGATCTGGTTGCTGTTTTACGTGCCACCGAATCAGCCATGCTTTTTCAGCAAATCATTGGGCGCGGCCTGCGACTGCATGAAGAGAAAGGCAATTGCTTAATTCTCGACTACGCGGGCAACATCGACCGCCACGAACTGCAAGAGGATATTTTTACCCCTCAAATTAAAGCAAAACCAAAGCCAGGCGAAGGCGTGGAAATCGAGGTTATTTGCCCCGCTTGCGGCGCTCACTCCGTGAAGAAGAAGCGAAACGAACAGGCATACCACGGACTAGCGCACGACGCCTTTGGTAATTTCTTGATTAGCGGTACCGAACGCGCGGTGAAGTTTGAGGATGGCGAGCCAGTGCTTTGGGAAGGCGAAACCCTAACCATGCAAGTTTTAGATCCTACAACCATGGATGAGTTCGGAGATTGCGGGTTTAAAGAAATCCCCGTCCCTGCGCACTACTCGAGACGCTGCAGCAATCCAGAGGCTTACGTAATGAGTGGCAAGCCTGTTCGATGTGAACACCGTTACAGCGCCAAGACGTGCCCAGAATGCCACGCTGATAATGATATCGCAGCGCGCCACTGCGTCGAGTGTAAAGAGCGCCTAGTTGATCCAAATGAAAAACTAAGCGAAGTGGCGGGACAGGCGGGCATCATGAGCATGGGCGAAACTCGAACAGTTGCTTGCACCAGCGCTAAATACGAGCCTTACCAAAGCGGACAGGGACGATTCTCGACGGGCTCGGGCGGATACTCCATTAAAGCAACGTACATGACGGAGATCGGCGCAATAGTCGCATGGCACACAACACGCCAACACTGGATCTTCAATCGTCTAGCGGAAGGAAACGGCGTTAAGCGAAGCCAAATCGACGACACTATCGACGCGCAATATTCACAGTGCGCATTTTGGACAGTGGCACCGCATCAAATCAAGGTGAAGAAAAGCGAAGGCCAAAACGGTTATGCGAAATTTGAAGTTAAACAAGTTGAGTTTTTAGAGGAGCAAAAACCAAAGACAGCATATTACTGGATACATGACGAAAGTGATTGTTGCGGTGTTGTTTATTCAGAAAGTGAAGCGCAAGAGTTATGCAAAGAGCCTTGCGTTGAAATTGTTGATTATGCAATTTACAAGAGCAGAATTGACGCCGGTTACGAGGTGGCACAATGAAATACTTACTAATAATGCAATTGATTATTGTCGGATCCCAAAAAGGTGGTGGATCACTGGACACTGTTATTTTAGATAGCCATGAGCAGTGTGAAAAGGTGAAAGCCGTCTTTATGTACAACATGAAGGACGATCGACCATATGGAAGAATTTACCGAAAAGCCGAATGCGTGGAGCTCTCACAATGAACCTAACCCTAATCACCAAACACAAGATCCCCATTTACGGGGATCTGGAATTTCGCGGCAAGTGTCCACATGAGACGCCGGAACAAATCAGCTTTCTGTCACTGCTTCGCCGTGAGTTCCCAGAGCTGGCAGAAATAGCGGTACACATCCGCAATGAAGGCAAGCGCACCAAGCGACAAGGCAACCAGCACAAAATGGAAGGCATGAACAAGGGCGCAAGTGACATTGTGATCCCATGCAAGCCACCTATTTTGATTGAACTAAAAAGGCGCGATCATACGCTTTCGAGTACAAGCACTGAGCAACTTAAATACTTGGTTAACTCTAAAAAGCTTGGCGCTTTCGCTTGTTACGCTTTGGGCGCTGCTGGCGCAATGGAGGCCGTAAGAGCATGGCATAAGCTACACGGATCCGACAAGCGGCCATAAGGGGGAGCCATGGCATACGGAAAAAAGCAACCACTTGGCCAACTACCCGAACACCACTACGAGGCGGATCGGGAGTGGATAAATCAAATGCTTAGCTATCTACAGTTTGACCCGATAGACGACAGCAAGAACGAACGCGGCAAAGTCTGCCGCGCATACAGCAAGGCATACATTGAAGCCGTAAGCCTTGAGCCCATACCACACAAGAAAACCAACGCGGGACGCTATGAGGCCAACACCAGGCTAAGAAAGTTCATCGAAAAGCGGTTTCGGGTTTTTAACAAGTAACAGGACATACCAACATGACAAAAGGCTACCACGACAGCAAAACATCGCCGGAAATACGCGACCTATGGCAGACGCCAAAGGCTTTATTTGAGCACTACAACAAGCGATTTAATTTTGATTGTGACGTTGCGGCAAGTTTTGAAAATACATTCATTCCACACAACCACTTAGGCGAACAGTATGGCGGTTTATTCTTAGATGCTTTACACGAAAGCGAATGGGGATCGGTTAACTGGTGCAACCCTCCATACTCTGATATTTCGCCATGGGTTCTAAAAGCAGTTGAGCAAATGCAACAGGGAAAAACAACTGTGATGCTTATCCCTGCCGATACATCAGTGAAATGGTTTAGAGCCGCATACCGTAATTGCTCAGAATGCCACTTTATAAGCGGGCGCATTGCTTTCATTAATGCTGAAACACAAAAGCCAGTAAGCGGCAATAATAAAGGCTCGGTGGTGTTTGTCTTTGATCCAAAGTCACCGCTAAAAAGCCAAACATGCTTGGTTGAGCGTAAAGAAATAATGGGGAAATAGAATGAATAAAGGAATGAAACACGACCAAGAAAAACCACGTTACGACCTAATACCAGCAATAGCCATCGATGAATTGGCAAAGGTGTTAACGTTTGGCGCTGAAAAGTACGCGCCAAACTCATGGCAGCATGTGGAGGACGGTTTAAATAGATATCGAGCCGCTTTGTTGCGTCATACTTTCGCCATTCAGCGCGGTGAAACAGTTGATGCTGAATCCGGCTTGCCACATGCAGCACATGCAATGTGTTGCGCCGCTTTTATCGTTGAACTTGAGAAGATGCAAAAAACCGAAAGCCTTTAACCCAAAAAAGCGATTAATACCTAGCGTGTTAATCGTTTTTTTTCATTAGAAAAGTTCCCCTAGTGGAGTAATATAGAATAAAACAACATTTAAGGGGTATCGATGATATTCACAAAATGCGCCCACTGCGGAAAGCTGGGAGTAAATTATAGAGGCTGCTGTTATGGTTGCTCTAAAAAAAGTAAGGGCTGGGTTAAATGATATTTAAAAAATTCCGTGACAACATCACGGAACACCTAAACAAATTGATTAACGGCAAGCCGTTAGTTTTTACTCACCGTAATTTCTACGGCTATAAGTTTCAAGTAATCGCTATCAAAGAGGATGCGAAATAATGCACAACCACGAAACCACAATCGAGTTCGCTTACAACCAATCAACCGGCCTAGCTCGCAGCAAGCAGCGCTACCACTGCGAAAACACACATCAAGAGGCGCCGCGAAACCCGCTAACCACTGGCGACAAAGTTTTCATGTGTATCGGCGCGGCTTGTTTCTTTGGTCTACTTTCTTTTGCAATTGCGGGGGTTTAGATGAAAGCCAGCCAACTAACAAAATCAGCATGGCCACAAAACATGCAGCCACACGAGTGGCCAAGCGGCACGCTAAAGCACATGGACGCGGATCTATTCACCGACTGCGTTTTTCCACTGCGTAAGCGCTCGGGCACGCCAATGGTGCCAAGTCCTTTATTTGGTGCACACGTTCGCGACGACGAAAGCGGAAGCCAGCACAACACAAAAGGCGGCACCCGACTTTCAACGGCTACCGATCTGCAAGTGTCGAGCGTTGGACGAATGATCCACGCCATGCTAACAGCGGAGCAAATACCAGCCATTGGTGGCATTGGTATTTACTTCGACACTAACAAACCAATGATCCACATTGACAGCCGCAAAGGGCGCTTGGTGTGGCTGTGTTACAGCGAAGTTGACGCGCAAGGCAACAAAAAACGCGTCTATCTGTACCGTGAAAACGATGCGGTTAAGTTTTATAAGAAATTAGGGGATCTACTATGCTAACCAACCTAATAGGAAAAATCTTTGGCTCATCCAAAGTAATTGACGCGGGTATCAATTCAATCGATGCCATGTTTCACACCGACGAAGAAAAGACGGCGGCAAAAAAAGACCTGTTGAAGCTGTACGAACCTTTCAAGCTTGCACAGCGCTTTCTAGCTTTTGCGGTCTGCATTAACTTTTTTGCGCTTATGTGGGCGTGTGTTGGCGTTCACTTGTTTGGTACTTCCGAACAACTAGACGGGCTTGTTTCGCTCGCGGCACAGTTTGAACTTGGTTACCTAATGTTACTCGTTATGGGGTGGTACTTTACCGGGGGAATTGTTGATTCAGTGAAGAGGGGGAAATAGTGAAGCTATTCACGCACAGACTAATAATTTACCACAATGGCTGGATCTGGAAGTGGGAAAAGAAGCCAGAACAAAAGCCTAAACATTTAGCTTTTAACATCTTCTTAATTACGCTTTACGGCGTTGCGCTTTCATTTTTTCTATAGTCACAAAAAAGCCCCGTGGCTGCGGGGCTTTTCAAACTACCAAATAACAGGGCAAACAAATGAATATTGCAAAATACAAGCAAAACATCCTATGCATTGCTATTGTATCCGCTTTAATGTCGAGCTGCAACCAAGTGGGATCGACACTCGACAATATGTGCCGCTTACTGATATGCAAGCGGCGTATTATGGCTATTCGATTGTTGAAATCCGCGTTTGGATTAATGGGATTGTTGGATTGGGTGTTGTGGTTAAGTAAATAAAAGTAATCCCCTAGTTATTAGCTAGGGGTTTTGTTTAAGGTACATTAACAACCTTTGCAGATTCTTGAACCCATTGACCAGGCGATCCAGATGTAACACATTGCCATTTTACTGCTTTTTCTTGTTCTGGTGATGTTGGGTTTAGATTTCTTCTGTGTAAAGTCTTACCCGCATTCCAAGTTCCGGAGGTTGGGTATGATTCCGCCATATCAACACCAGATGAAGCGCTAAAATTAGAACCTTCTATCGATGGGATTGAAGCTTGCCAAACTGCTCCATACGACTCAAAAAATTCTTGTGCAGCATTTCTAAACCTGAACCCATGAGAACCAAACCCAGAAGAATTTGTAGTTTGTATTTTTATGCTATCCCATGTTGTAGGCCCGCTAAGAGTTCCCGCCGAGCCTTCAAATCTATCAGATGAGGTAAAAGTTCCATTTACATCAAATATATTTACCGTCCAATCCTTTATTGCAAACGACCTAACCCCGTTTAGTGCCATCCATGAATTCATATTTAAGCCAGAATTATTTGTGTCTGCCCTAAATAAAACATCCATATTGCTAACGGTTAGCCTGTCAGTTGTTCCGTTACCTGACCCTACACTGCAAAGATTATTACCTGTGTATTTTGCATCTATATTTCCTATTTTAACCCTACCGCTAGATGTGTTAAGTGGTCGCTGTCTAAATATATTGCCTGAGTATTGTCCGGAAGAGCTTTTTTTGCCTTCATCATCCCAGTCTATTTTCGATATTGTAACTCTGCTTGCGTTCTGCCATCCGATCACGCTTAAAGCGTAACCTCTAACAGTAATTGAATCGCAAGATAAATCACCTTCAGACACCACAACCTCATCTTGACCATCTATATGATGAACAGCGCCAAGACTTAACTTACCTCCCAAGTGGTAAACGCTATTGTCAAGGCATCCAGTAGAGTAAACCAAGTCACAGCGACCGCTTATTGTTGAAGCGCCGACAACAAAATTATCAGTTGCACCTTTAGTGATTGAATATTCACAATAATAGTCCTCAGCAGTGCCTTGAACTGTAAATAACCTAGGCGCGGCGGGTATGTCAGTAAATGAAACTCCGTTTCTTAGGAATTGCTCACCGTAACCTTTAAATTTTGAGTTGTTACCCGTAAATAAAGCAACGCCCGTAAAAGTTGATGAACCTGATTTTATGCTGCAATTTATAGACTTTCTCAAGTAAAAATCAGGATTGTGTCCAGTAAAATTAAAAGAGGTAATTCCGGAGTTGTTGCAGTCAAGAGTCCCGTTTATTATCACCCTTGCGTCATCGCCTGTTATTTTAAAGGTGTCGTAAGCATCTCCTAGCCCATCAGGAGTTAAACAGGTTATTTTTGAGTTACTAGAGCATTCAAAATCAATCGTTAATAATTGAGCGTCTTTAACTCCTAGATTACCCCCAGACTGAACAACAGGTCGCCCGTCTAAAGCAATAGCGTTAAACTTGGCTGTCTCGTCTGTACCATCAAGCTTGAATCCGTATTGATAAAGATCTAACACATCTCCTAGTAAATATATTACGTAGTCAGTGCCAGAACCGATACCAGATATATAGTTGCTTCCGTATCCGTCAGGAATCCATGACGGATCACCAAGGGAATTTCTAATATAAACCAAGCTTGACGCTAAATATTTAGCACCGCCTAAAGGTTTATTACCTGCGGATGTGTCGTAATATGATTTCGTTTCAACCATTACGGTTCTTGAATTAAGCATTGACTCTGAAAGCGAACCCCCGGACTTTGCATCATCAACACTATCAAAAACTAAGTCGGTATGATCCGCCAAATTCCACAAAGATAACGAACCAACATCATGCCCCGTCGCCACTAATCCTTGCTCAAGCTTCACCGAACCCAAAAACGTATCATTGCCATCGGTATCGGTTAGGGCGTCAACGCCCACCGTCACGCGGTAGCTGTTACCCACAAGCGAGAAAGACACGCCACGGGTGCGAGGCTTGCCTTCAAAGTCAGCCACGGATGCGACAAAATCAGTGACGCGATCAAGTCCGTTATTGTTTGACACTTCGAAATTAATATCGCCACCAGAAAACGACACGCGGCCATTAATGTAAGTTAGATTAGAAACGCCGGTGGTTTCGTTGGCAAACACGCCAGCAAAGACTTCAAAACCGGCAGGGTAAGATCGCGGCGTGGCGTCCGGTGCCGGTTGGCTGTCGTCCGGTGAAGGGATCAAAAAGTTATGATTCGATAAAAGGTTCGCGCCATTGCCTAAAGCGGCTTTGTAGGCTGCAAACATTTGGGAATCTTGAGGCGTGTCAGCTTGCCCGTTGTACTTCATGCCTGCCGCATTCATGACGGCTTCATCAAGTGCTAAACGTTGGTTACGGTCTTCTGCGCGAAGCGGTGAACCATCGTTCACAGTTGGCTGTGAGTTGTTTTTGAACTTATCGCCTTGATAGTTCGGATCGGCTTCGGTTGCGCCTGGATAGGTCTGTTTTGGTGAATAAGCCATTGCTATTCCTCGTTTGGCCAAGGAATAGCAGCGACTTTATGCGTTACTATTCCGCGGTGTGGTCTTCGCTAAGCGATTTTAGATCGCGAGTATTGACATAGTATACATCAAGTTTCCCGAGGGCGAAAAACTCCACTTTCGACGTGACGCCAATATCAAAAGCGGTGACCAGCTTATTCTCTCGGGTATGCGTGCACGAATTGTTTACTTCGGCTTTTTGCACCTCGAGCACTGGCTCATTGATTAGCATTCGCTCGGCATAGTTAAGCGTCGTGATGGTCTTGCAGGCGATCGAGTCTTTCAAAAGCTGCATATTTGGCGCGGCTTGCACGTCGAACACAGCAAAAGCAGTTAACGCCAATGCCAACGCTTTTATTTTGGTTTTGTTGGTTTTCATAAATGTCCTGTTAATTACCTATAGATTCTTTAATCCATTGGATATCGGTCTTGATAGCGCCGATCTCCCCTTTGTTTGCCGATGTATCTTGGCGAAGTCCGCGCATTTCATCGAGTATTTGATTTGCAATTTCTTGCTGTTTTTCTTGCCCTCTAATCACCAGGCTTTCGTAAGTGTCTAATCGTTTATCAGTCGAGTTTAATCGATTTTCTAAAACGGGTATTTTGGAAAGCACGGGGATAATTTTTGCAATTTCAGCCTTGTTTTCCTGTGATTCCGTCTTATTTTCTGATATCTGTTGGTCTTTTTGGCCTGCGTAAAAAGCGGCACTGGCAAAGCTAACCAAGGCCGACGTGACCACGCCGACGGCGATCTGTTTGAATGTTTCCGACATACAAAGCCCCGTTTAATTTATGAGATAGATTGCTCTAGCTTGAGTATATCAAAAGCGGGGCTGGTTTGTTTGTGGCGGGGTTGGTGTTATTTGTTTAGTAGTTTTAGGTTGTTAAGCGAAACTTCTACTATTTTAGTTTCTACCTTCTCAAATTCTTTTGTTGATAGATTTTCCGTTATATAGGTGATTAGCAACTCATTGCTATGCAAGGCCTCCCTAAGATCTGCGTTTTCTTGCTCTAGCTCATTAACAGCCTTCATTCCCAGATTAACACCTAGAGGATGGCCGCAACGGTCTTTATACCAGCCCTTGAATTTTTTAGTTGCACTCACACTACACCCCCACTCTCAAATAGGCGTCTAACAGCTCGTTAAGCACATCGTCTTTAGTGATTTTCGCTGCGTCTTTGCCGTTGGCTTTTTGGTTTTCATGGTTCAGCTTATCAACCAAGTTATCAAACTTTTCTTTGGTTTCTAAGTGCACGCCAATTCTTGCAAACTCTTTGTACTTTGCGGTTTTGTTAATCGCCATTTTGATTCCTGTTTGTTGTTTCTTTGAATAAGGATTTACCGTTCCCATAGTTATCCCCGTTTTTTTTGGATGAGTAAAGATTAGCCGCTACAAAAAATAATTACAACTTAAAATTATAATTTATTGACAGCGAGCAAAAACGCGCCGATAATCACCGCAACAAAACAAACAGGACAAATAGTTATGACACGCATCAACGTATTACCAGTTAACGAGCTAACCCAGAAAGAGCTTGGCGGCGAATGGAAAGAAATCACGCGCCCTTTCAATAAAGTCATTGCGCGAGTTAATAAAGGGCAGTCACCTAGCGACGTTAAGATCCCGCCAACGTACCGCATGGGTAAAGGTCATGAAACGTTTTTCTTTGACAAGATCCAATACCTCTACAACCGATACGTCGAACTTTGCGGCGAGATGTTACGCCGTGGCTATAACGTTAATCTGGAGCTGTTTAACGATTTATGCGATAAGTTCGAATCATCCATACCGCGAGAATGGTGGGGCGATTACACGCCAACCAGTGAAGCTATTGAAATCAACATTCAGCGCATGATTGACAATGGCACGCGATAAATAAAAAAAGCCCGCACTAAGCGGGCTTTTCTATTTCAGCTTACTGGCTAGGTAAACACCGATGCAGGCGACTAGGCCAATCAAAAACCACGTTAGCCAAATCATTAGCTAACGAACAAACATCTTGATCGCCAAGTCTAACTCTTCGAGTAGCTCATCAAGCAACACTTGAGGAATTAGAGCCGTTGCCGTGATTCCACTAACCTCTGCGCGACAGCGTTCAAGATAACCGCCGTCCGCCGCTGCGCTTGCATTGGCAAATGTTGCAAGTACGGTTTGTTCGTCCGTGTCGCTTAGGTCTTCTGCTAAGTAGTAGGCAACGATTCGAGCGCGAATACCATCAAGCACCGTTTTACGTAGGTCCTGAATACCCTGAACCTCAGTCATTAGGTTTTCGATCTCTTCTTGCGTAGTGGTCGGATAGGTAACAAATAGCGGAGAACGAGAAACCGCCATCGCCTGCTCATGACCAAGCACACACTGGTAACCCGCTGCAAACGTATGAGGCTGATTAAATTGCAGTAGGTGAACCGTTGCATTCGGGTAAATCGGATGATTTGCGCTGGTTGTGCCATTTCCTAACACTGAGTTAGCCGCACTTACGTCCGCTGCGTCTGCGTTATATGCAACGTAATATTGCAAACCGCTTGCCGCTGCAATCTGGTCGTTACTACTAACACCCGTCACGTAAGGCAACTGGTTTAGCGTAGTGCCAGCAATGCCCGCCCACTTGAAACGGTAGCCTTTATCTACGCCATTAGGGAAAGAACCCATATTTTCGAACTCACCTTTTGACGCCCAGCAGTTGTACCAACCTGCACCGTGTGTCTGAACTGCACCAGGCATAAGTGCAAGCTGCGCCGCATCGTCGATAATTTCTTGGTGTACGTAGATTTGCAAGACTAGGCGGTTTGTGAAGTCCGCGCCGTCCTGTTGCGTCAGCGTGCCATTAGAGATACCCAAACGAATCTTTACACCTTTACCAAGCGCTACACATGCGCCCCAATACGCGCGTTGGAACGATTGACTTGCAAAAGCACCGCTGGCGCTCTCACCTAAGCCCTGTGGACTTTGTTGGGTTCTTGTGTATGTCGTCCATACATAAGGCCAGCCGCCCGTGTAGTACCAAGTAGGGCCAAACGATGAGCCGCCATAGTTAGAGCCAGCCCATAACGCCTCCGCGCCGTCTAGGTCTGTGCCGTCAACAATGGTTTCACGAACTAGCGCGAACGTTTGACGCTCGCCGCCACCAAAAACGCCGCCGTTGATATCTTCGATAACAAAGAACTGACCAGCTGAGTTAATGAACTCCTGAGTGATAAGGCCGCCACCGTTGCCGAAAGTGGCAGGGCTAACGGTTGTATATTGCCCGTTGCCGTTTAGCTCAGTGCGGAATAATCGCGAGCTGTCCGGTGTGGTAGAGCCTAGATCAACCGTTGATACGATTTCGCTTTGTGTATCCGTAACAATAAGCTGTCCATCACGAATAGCGAAGCGCACCAAGTGACCGGTTTTGTTATCAGTGAACTCGTAAAAGTCCTGTGGGCCACTTGCGCCGCCGCCTTTAGCTTCCCACTGTCCGCCCGTGTATACCATCACACCAGATTCGTTACTGATAGCCCAATAATCCTCCTGCGGGCTCGCTATTGCTGCGACCTCTGCGTCAGTGTCGAATCGGCCTTGAAAATTGATAAGCTTGAGAATTTTTTGCTCTGCGCCAGCCATAAGCTCCGCGCCGTTCTCGTCTACGATGTTGATTTGTTTTACTGCGATCGGCGTGCTCATTGCGCGGCCTCCGTTGTTAGTGTTTCTATGTATTCGCAATCATTCCCGTAACGTGATTTACACATTAGGTCGATAGTTGCTTGATTGTTTATTGCTGCTTGTATTTCTGCGCCGCTGATAGACTGCTTCGACAAATACGCACTTATTGCGTCTGGGTAAATCTCAAGCCCACCGCTTAGAACAAAAACGGGGAACATTTTTGTCGCTGTTGCTTCACCACCTGATATACGGACGACAAAAACAAAGTAGTTAGAGCTTGCATTAAACTCGAAAGATCCGTCTTTTTTGATGTAACCTCGACGCAATGCAAACCGCCACGTTTGCCCGTTCTTACTCGACAAGTCAAAAAAGTTAAGCGTTGGATAGCTTGGCGAGCTTTGTCCCGCTGAATTTACGTCATTAACGTAATTACCGCCATTATCTAGCCACTCGCTAGGGTCGTTAGGGTCATTAACTTGACCACCGGACGTTGTCAGCGGGAAGAACTTACCATTCCACGCCCAACCGGATGGGACATTAGTCGGCTTTGTTGAGCTATAAAGACCAGGCTTAACTCTTGTTGTGTCAGCAATGACAATCCCAAGCTCAGCCTGGCTGTTTGCTAAATCTTCACCAACCATTTCAGCTACGGTTTCGGCTGCAATTGTGCAATATGCTGTTGTACTGTTAGCCTCGAAAAAAATCTCGAAAAGTGTTTTGCTTGCCGGATTACGTGGCGCAATGAGTCGATCATTTGAGTCATAAGTCACACCCGCGTAGGAGTTTACATACCCTTCCGGATTGATATTAGGGTGCTTCATGAAAGTACCTAGGCTCGGCTTAGGCTCTAGCAAGTTGTCAAAAGATTCGCTCACAATTTCTTCGACTTGACCTCTATTAATCAAGCTAGTGGGCTTTTCAGACTCGCCAAGATAATCCCACCGACCACCCAAATTGATAACATCAGCTGATCTATCTTGGCTTATAGCTTCGAATGTCGTGTTGGTGGAATCTTTCAATTTAAAGACAAAATTAACATCGCTATAAGTGCCGATCTCGAACTGGTTATCGTTGCGAGCGTAAACATAACCGACGTAAGGTTGGCTTGGTCCACCGTATCTGGTGACAGCGTTTTTAAACATCCAATGCGTCGCGCCGTTGTACGTTACATCACCATTAAAATCATTTTCGTTGGTGAACGTATTATATACGTCTGTCAGTGCGAATTTAGACAAATCAAAATCATGCTCAGTGAAGCTTGAACCATCATCACTAAAAAACATTAGCTTCTTAGTGTCTTTCGCATAGGCAATCATGCCAGCCACGCGCTCATTGCTAATCGCTTGCTCATCTAAAACAGATTGCTTTGTTTCTGCAAAATACCAAGTCTGATCGACTGCATAGCCCTTAATCGGACGGTCTTCCGTGCTAAACGTTACATCTTCAATAATTTCACGGCTCATCGTATGCCCTCCTGTATCAGCGCATAATCTTCAAGCGAAGTGCTATTGTTTTTAACTTCAACGGTTAGGATGTTATACGTTACACCGTCAACAATGATAGCTGTTTGCTTCCACGTGCTAGGGCCACCGAAACCAGTATCAACTTTTGTAGGCTCTGGGCTGAAAAATCCAGATTGCCAAGCAAAAAAAGCATACTTAAATGAGCTTTCGTCACGCTTGGCTGTCATCGTTCGATTTTGCAGGTCTTCGCGTGTGAAATTATCGGTATGGCTGATAACACTAGGCGTTTGAGTTTGAGACATTGCATTTAAAATATCATCGTCTGTTGGCTCTGCATTATCAGACCACCAAAATGCAATATCCACCGTTTCGGGGTCAGACGGTATATTACCTATAACTAATTTACCATTTCCATCCACCGCAATTGATAGGCCGCTATCTGGGTCAACGTCGATTTCTCTCACTATCTTGTCTTGAGACTTAATATTGTGAAGCGTCTCGTCGTGGAAAGGCTTAAACGGCAGTTCACCGTAAACAATTTGCTCGCCAGAAATAGGGGATAATCCACCGTAAAGAGTTACGTCACCGTCCGGTGATAGGAAGGTCACAAGATACTCGCCGACCTTAAAGTCAATGATGCTAGATATGGTAAATTCAAAGTTGCCATTTGCATCGACAGTAATATCAAACGGACCATAAGTCCAAAGATCAGAGCTGTTCAGATCTGTGATTTGCATTGTAACGTTGGTTTGCGGCGCTACAGGCTTGATCAAAATAGGCTTTTTGATAATGCGAATATCTGCCGTTGCGGTTAGCTTTGATGCGTGATTAGTTAGTTGTAAGCTAAGATCGTCCGTTGTCTTTATTAGTGACTCATCACCGAACAAACGATCAACGGGTCCACAATCATCACCCTGACCAGCAAATACAAAGCTAAAACTTTCACCCGTGCTTTCATTAGTAGCTTCAACACCTTCGACAGTAGACGAAAGAGTGTGGGGACCAATATCAGCAGAGCCGGACGAAAGAGATATCGAACCGTCTTTATTAGACATTACACCGGACGGAACAAGATCCCCGTTTGCGTCAAGCTTCATTATCTCGTTGGGCTGTCCGCTATAGCTTGGCGTTGCCGCGTCGATTAGTTCTTTCGTTTTCTCGCTTGAAAAAACCTCACTATCTGACTCGGCACTGTCGTTAATTTTAGGGAATGTTTTATCTATCTTGTCACTTGAATAGGTTGTAACTGTAGACGATGCTGAATCGTCGATTAACGTGGTTGGATCGCCATCGTCACCAGTATCACCTTTAGGCCCTCTTAGCCCCTTGGTTGAAGTGTTTGTGCGCCAGTCACCACCGCCACGCACATTATAAACAGCGCTAGGCTGTCCGCCGTCCGTGTACAGCAAAAGAATGTTTAAATCTTCATTGTCGTCATACTCTGCGAGCCATGAAGGATTTGAGCTTGCATAGCTATCGCGCAAGGCTTCCGCCGCCGACAGCCCACCCGTTCCGGCATCAAAAATGTTTTGTGTCGGGCCAAGCTTAAAGCCTCCGCCCCCTCCGCTACCGATTGGCATACAAACCCCCTAAGCCGGTGTGACTGATAAAAGCTGATCGCCGCTTTGTGACACAGCAAAAAACTTGGTTGAATTGTTGTAAGGCTCAACGCCGCCGCTTTCCAAATAAAGCGTTGCTGGATTGCTTTTGAATCGGTTCGGATCGTCTTTGTCAAAGCTTGGTTTGTTTTCAGCCTCAACAATTACGATAGTAGACGATCGATTATCCTTGCCGCCTTGGTGCAAGAACGAACCGCTTGAGCCTGCGCCGGTTAGCTCTATAAAATCATCATCTGGAACGGTTATTTGTATTGCGTCCGCCATGTTTCTGGCTCCCTATTCTGTAAAATCAACTATAACGCCCACCCATTTATCGGCTGGGAATATCGACAAAATTAGCTCTTCAAATTCTGCCTTTCGCTCTAGCGGTACACTTGCGGCGTTTGGCATTGTCTCGCCCGCCACATACACAAAGCCACGCCATTTAACTGGATCGCTTGGGATTGGGTAATAGTCGCCGCTTTCCACTTTATCTAGCGCGCCCATATAAGCAACATCGCCGCCCATGAAGCCGCCATCACTTCCCATTGTAACAGATCTATAGTTGGTCGTTGCTGTCCGGTTAACGAGTGGATAGTACGGATCGACTAGCAAATCGTTGGGATTCCAAGGGACAGGAAAAGCGCTCGAGCTTGCACCCATGAAAGCGCCATCACCGCCCATGAATGCATTGTCGTTACCCATAGTAAGCTTTATCACTTGAGCTTCTGGCATCCACCAATCATAAACATAAACATCAAACCCATAACCTCGAAGGATGTTTTGCAAGTATGCGGGGCTTTGCCCGCCTGTCATTTTCCAAGTGGTCTCGAGTCGATCCCGTCTTTGCTGCTCGGTTAATCCGCTGGAAGGTAGATAAAATTGACTTTCCCAGCGCTCGAGCTGAGTTGTGGCTTGTGGATCTAATTCTTTATAGGTCTTATCGAACAAGTCGCGATAATACTGCGGGTAGGTCAAGCCCTCATAAAATCGGCGCATGGTCTTGGTTACGATAAGACTAAACGCGCGGCTTTGTGGTAAGGATGTTTTCCATAGTTTGATTATGCTCATACTAAACAAACTCCACCGTCACCGCTTTGGCTTTCTCGCCTTTTTCAAGCTGATAAGCGAGCTCTACGGGCGAATTGTCCGCATACTTGAAGATAGACGCGCCCAAAAAGCTGGCGTTATTGGCTCGAACAATATCATTGATCACACCTTCAACCGCTATCTTAGAAATTGAGTCTTTGCGCGGTGGTACCGATAAGCCAGTAATAAACGGCTCAGCATCAAGGAAGAAATCACGCACCCCGTTTTCTATTTGGGTTTTAACTTGCGCCTCATTGCTTGCTATAAGGCCAGAAACAAACACATTAAATCCGGTGCGCCTGATTGGGTAAACATTCACAAACACGCCAACCGGACGGCGTGACGCTTTGCCGTTGCTGTCGTATTCGATAGACTGCTTTACCTGCTCTAGCTGCGTAGGCGTTGGGATACCGTCAGCGCTTCCGCTGCTTTCTGGCGTGGCTTCAACAAAATTATCCACTTCCATGGGTGCGCCAGTGTAAGGGTAAACGTTCGATATGCCTGGCACCTCTTCGCCCCATGATTGATAGTCAACCATAGCCCCGCCTTGCTTGCGTCTACGAAAAGCTTTTTGCACTCGCTTTCGATAGCTTTGGCTTGTTTCTGGATCGGCACCTGTTACCAATTGACTGGTTACGGTGGCGATTTTGCCAACTTGCGCAAGCGGGTTAACAAAAGACAACTCGGCGCCATTGGCTAGGTTACCGGTTGCGCCTATACCATTGTTAAAGGTTGGATCGTCTGCCGCTTTTACGCTAATTGTGATCGGGTTGGTATCGAGCAAATACGCTTGCGTGGTGATGTAAGTAAAGCCGTTTTGGGAAGACTGCAACTGCGTACCAGCGTTCAACGTGCCGCCTAGTTGCTCAACGGTCACGCTAACGGTGTGCTCTGCGCGTTGCCCTTGCTTTTGTGGTGATACACCAATCAGGTCGCCCCAAAAGCCAAGCGGGTTAACTGTTACGCCTAAAACCTTGATGTCTTGATCTGAACACACAGAAACAAACCACTGTTTATTCATAAATACGGCGTAATGCTCAAGCATCACAAACACGCTTGCCGTTGCTTGGCTGTGCGCTCGCATAAAGGACTTTTTAAGCAGTGGTATTTTTTGGTTTAGCGTAGACTCAAGCTGAGAAATGATTGAGTTTGAGATCTCTTTGATTGTTCTAGCCATTTGCTCGGGTTCCCCACTCAACTGGTATATTAAGATTAGTTGAGCTGGAATCCTGCTCAATTACTACCCCAATCATAACACGATTTAAGCCGTCGGAAGAAACGGACGCGCTAACCGATTTGGCCAGCTTGTCTTTGGTTAGCCATTTCAGATCGGCTTCGACCGCTTGCACTAATAGCTGATAGTTTTTCGAGGATTGCGGCTTATTGTTTATAAAGTCGTTGGTTCTTGATGTGAGTCGATGCTCTGGCGTTTGTGCCGCTTCATTGCAAAACCAGTCCTCTGGCGAGAATAGCGAAAGATAAACCGCTGTCTCTAGTCCGCCGGTCATTTCCACAATGCCTTCGGTGATAGACAGGTCGCCATCGTCTAGCGTCTGGAAAAGTAAAACGTCGCCTTCTTGTGTCGGTGTTTGTTTTGGCATGGGGTAACCTTTTAATGTGTTTGCGTAAGTATACACCAACAAAAAAGCCCGCGGTTAGGCGGGCTAGTTCGTCATTACAGGAGCTTAAATCTACAATGAGTTTTTATTGTAGCATGTTATTGAGTTAAATGAATTGGGCGCGAGTTTTAATTAAAGAATCCATCAAACCAAAGACTAGCTAACGCAATCAATATTCCAACGGAATAAAATGCAACCAAAAACCAACCAATGCTTAAATTTTCCAATTTACTCATCAATCACTTCTCCTCTGCTTTGTATATGTATGCAGGGCGCAACTCTTTGCAATGTGGGCAATGCGTTTTTACTGTTTTATTTACTCTTGGATTGCCCGCGTGAATAGAAAAGTGAAATTCGCATACTTCACAAAAAACATGTGCTTTGTATTTTTTGAACATCAATCACTCTCCTTCACCGATGCTACAGATTCAGAATATAAAAATCCTTCTAGTTGGCTTCCTTCTTTCTTGGAAAAATAGCCGCACTCTTGGCTGTAAAGATACCAACCGCGATAAACTTGACCGCTGTGGGTGGTGATGTCGTATTTAATGCCGTACTCGAGGTTACTACAGTCAAACATTGAGTCTTTCATTTTCATTTGTCCTGTTTGTTAAATGAGCCTAAACGATAAAAGCTTGACCGGTTAAAGTCAAGCCGTTTTTTATTTAATTAACTCTGCGTACCACTGTCGCCCGTAATCGGTCTGCCTTCCGCGTCCTTATACGTTCCGACTGTGTGCGTGTGGTCTTTCTGCTCTTTGCCTGACACCACTAGCGAACTTGTGCCGCTGATTGTTGGAGCTGTAACGCTAACCGGTGAAGACGCCGATCCATCTGGTCCGATAACAAACCCGTTGATATTGACCTCGCCACTTGTGGCCACCGTCTTGGTATACGCCCCATTCGTCTCAGTAAACGAGCCATCGGCGCTAACGTTTTTTGAGTAAGTGCCGTTAGTCTCAACAAAAGAGCCGTCGGGGTTTATCGTCTTGCTGTAGCTATCATTGGCAATAATGATAGTGCCGTCTTTCTTCTGATAAACGTGGCTAACTGGATTGCCGTCGGCGTCTCGGGCATACGTCCGCTTTTCCCCTGGCTCTGCAATCTTGTTCTCATAGTCAAACGCACCAAAATAAACATCGCCCCCGCTTTGGTTTGTGCGGTCGCTCCATCCATCATCCTGCGGCAATGGCTTCGAGTCGTCGCCTAGTGGCTGCAAATGTTCCATTTCGTTTATATCGCCCGCGTCGGCTAGGGCTTTGATTCTTTCGCCAATGACGCTAAGCGCTCGGGTTATTCTTCCCACGGTAACACCTCCACGTCCTTTCCGTTGTAAGCCTCTGGCAGTGTCAGTTCAAGCGAGCACGCGCGGGCGCTTGGTGTAAGTGACATTGTAACGCCTTTGATAAACATTTTCGTATCACGGTAGATCATAGCCTCCGGCGCTTCGATGTTCACAAACGTATTCACAGTATAAAGCGCACCTTGCGGATCGCGTAGCGTAGACAGTGCACACGTATAAGCCACTGAATTGGCAATGCCTCGCGCCCTGCGGCTTTCTGCCACTGTTTTCTCATCGCCGTTGTAAGAATCGGTAGCCATGTAGTTATCGACACGTAACGAGTTCGCAAGCTTACGATTCTTTGCGGTGTAACTGGTTGGATCTTGCCTGATTATCACGGGCAGAATCGCCGTGTAATCGCTGTAATACTCTTGCTCGTTGAATTGCGGAACAATGCCAAGCATAGGCGGTTGATCGCCCTTGATGTGCGCCACGCTTTCGGATTCGGTCGCCTTGGTTAGCAACAGGTTACCGTCTAGATCGTTAGTTAAAACAATGTCGCGCTGTTTGGCCAGCTCCAACAGGTAAGGGGCTATTTTCTTGCTGGGCTTTATAGTTGCGACGTTGAACGAGTCGCCAACGTCCGCGCTTACCACAACGTCAAACGGAAAAGTTTGCGTGATGCCCTTCGCAATGCGATCGAGCTTAAAGCCTCGCACCTCTACCGGATAAGCGGAAATAGGAACGCAAGAATCATTAATGACCGCGCATTTAGAGTATGCAGACAGCGTAACGGTTTTGCTTTCTGGCGTAACAAACGGATTGACGCCCATCTGGGTACCGCTAAAAACCAGCTCGTCACCAATAAAGACCTCTATATCCTGATAGCTAAACGGCTTGAACAGCTTTCTAAACTCACTGTTATCTGGTTCAAACGGCGCAATAATGTCGCACGTATCGAAGGAATCAAATCGCTGGGTTAAAGTTATCTCAATGAAGTTTTTAAACTCGGTTTCGCCAATTATCAACGTTACAACGTCACTTGTTGGGTTAATTTTGGTTTTGGTTTTGGTCTTTGGCACAAACAAAGTGCTACCCGCTGCGGGCGTGTCACCTGCGCTCGGGTTCGACTTCTTGAGAGTGTCGGCGCCTTCTTCTGTGCCGTATTGCTGGCGTGATATGTCTTCGTAACTTTCGCCAGGCTTTATGGTGTGGGTTGTCATCTAATCCACCAAATAACGCATCAAGCGCCCCTTTGGAATCGTCCAAATTTCCTCGTTGTCGAGGTTGTTCATTAAGATCACTTTCTCAACCGCTGCGCTTTCAGTTGTGCCAAAATACTGATAAGCAAAGTCTAGAACTAGCATATCTCTATCAAGTACCACGTTGCGCATACGCTGCAACCCAATAGCGCTGTTGATAGTGCTAGATACAGCAAGCGTGACTTGCGCAAGTAAAGCCTCATAACCTTGGCCCTCGTCTTCAATTCCCACCGCTGCGGTGTTTCGGTCCTTCCATTCGGAATAGTCAAAAAACGACTCTTGCAGCGACTCCGCCGCGCTCAGTGCTTCTTCTCGCGTCTCAAAGTCTTCGTTTGCAATACTCAAAGCAACGGCGGACACTTCGGACGCTGCAAACAGATCTTGTGTTTGTACAGTGTTCGCGCCTACGTTGTTGTAGGTTGGCGTTGTGGTTGTTTTGTCTGGTGAAACAATATCACTAAGCAGATCGCCATAGGCTTCTAGCTTGTCACCGATTAACGAAAACGCATTCGCGCCAGTCTTTACAAGCTGCGTGCACTGAAAGGCTAGTGTTGTAGGCGTGCCAATAAGAACGTCAATGCCGTTGGTGATCGAGTTGGTCAAGTCGTTGGCGAATCGCTCCGCGTCTGCTGTGCCATCAACGAGCGGTTTAATTGCCTCTTCGACCGATCCAACTTTATCATTAATCTGTTCAATCAATGATTGTTCTTCGGCTACGGTTTCAAGCTCGACGCCTTTCTCAAACTCTTCGGCTTTTGCTGCGTCGAAATCATCACTAGCTTTTTTGTTTGCCTCGTCTGCGTTTTCCTGCGCGGACGGGTAAAGGTCGGTGATGGTCTCAATAAAAGTAATGGTAAAGGCGCTTTGATTGGCTCCGCTTTTTAAGTTGTCTACTTGTTCAACCTTGTCTGTGACGTTAACGGTTCGCACGCCATAGATAGGATGCTGTAGCTCGCCAGCTCCACGCTCTGCCAGTGCTTCAAAAAACTCATTGGCCTTTGTGTCGTGGTCTTCGCCTGAGAAATAAACCACAAGCGGGAAAACTTTTGCGCCCACGCCGTTGTCCTGCACGTAAACATCATCACTAGATACGAACTCGAAAGTTGTGGTTTTCTTCTTTTGGGATCGCTTGACGTTCTCGTATTCAAGCGTAAAGACTGCGCCGCTAGGTGCGGTGTATGTGCAATCTGTTAGTCGGTCTTGCCATGGCATTGGTTAGCCCTCGATAATTTGAATGTTGTTATTGTAGCATGGGGGTTAAAGGCTCAAATAACGGTTGTTTATAAACCTGATTATTTCCATTTGCTTGCTGAACTCAAAGCAACAAAATTGGGTTGTGTTTACGGCCGCGTGAATCATTGAAGATACTTCGTTGTGACCATCAAATATTTGCCTTTCTGTTATTTTTTTTCTTTTTAATTTTATAGACCTTTCGACATCAGACCTGTAATCAAAAACTAAGTACGCGCAACAGATAGCGACAAAAATCCTTGCCTCTATTGGTGTTGGTATTATGGGGCTTGCCAGTATCAAATCGATCATCAAAACCACCCATTTCTATTAGCCACATTAATGACGACGAACCAAAGCACCAGGCTAAGGCATCCGATAAACCCCCAGTAAATGAGTTTATTTTTCATTTTTGGCTCCAGTATTCATTGCAGACCAAAGCCCGCTTGCAAGCAAAAGAACGAAACAAATATAAGCGCCAGCCGCAATAAATGAATAATCAAAAATAAAAGGAAGAGGCAAAAGAGAAACGAATGAGAGTAGAAAAAGGCTAGTAAGTTTTTTTTTCATTTTTAAAGGTCCTGTTTGTATTGGTGAATAAAAAATAGCGGCTTAACTGGTTAAAGTCAAGCCGCTATTTTTCTTCGGTCGGTTGTTTTCTAGTTTGCTGTATTAATCAAATTCAGTCTTGGCGACTGCATAGGGCTTGATACTTGCGCCCCATTTTGCCCCGTGACGTTGATATCAACCGTTTCGCGGCTATCTTGTATGGTTCGGGTAATCGTCTCGCTCATTGCTACCTGTGCACGCTGCTGCGGGCTTGCGGTTTCTTCCGTGGTTAGCTGTGGTGATTCATCTTCCGAACTAAAGCCAAGGAATCCACTAACGCTTGAAGTCAGGTTATCAATGCCGCCACTTATCGCGCCAATGGTCGAATCATACATATTGATGATACCGCTAAACAGATCGGCAAAATACGTTTTAAGACCATCCCACTTAGCCTTTACCATGTCGATCGGGTTCCAGTCGAAAGCGGATTTAATGAACTCAACGCCAATATTGAAGTTTGTTTTTATGTTTTCCCAAATGCCGCCGAAATACTCGGTTATCCCGTCCCAATTGTCATAAATCTTTTTAACTGCAAAGGCAAAGGCAGCGCCAAGAGCGATAACCGCAATAATCATCAAGCTGATTGGATTGGCTGCCATAACAAGGTTAACCGCTGTCATGATGCCGATAAATATCTTCAATCCAATCATTAAAGAACCAATAACCAGTGCCAGCTTGCCAACCCACTTCGCCCACTCAACAAACTCGTTAAAGTGCTCGCCAAGGCTTCCGATCCACTTAAACGCGCTTTCCAGGTGCGGCGTGATATCACCGATCGCCGTTCCAATCGATGCAAAAAGCTTTTCTAGGTTTTGGTTTATGAGCTCTTTATTGTTGATCATGAACTCGTTGAATTTAACGATAAGCGGCGCAAGCGCTTTACCAAGCAAACCGCTGATTTCTTGAGTTAGCGATCCGGTGATTTGCATCATGGTTTGTTGAGCCTTGGCCATATCTTCCGCGCCTTTCCTTGATTGGTCGGTGCGGAATGACAACATTTGATAATTACCAATAATGTCGTCCATGGTCTTGCCCTGCATACGCAAAGCGGAGATCACTTTGTTAGCCTCACCACCCATTAGCATATCGGCGGCGGCGGCTGCTTGTGTGGCGTCTTCCATTTGAAGCGCTGCGTTTGTTATCGCTTTAAATTGCTCGTCCGGTGATAGCTTTTGAATGTCTCTGAACTGCAACCCAAGAATACCAAGCGATTCGGTGACGGCGGTTATTTCTTCAATACCCGCTGATTCGCCCAGCTTGTTGTTCATTTCTTCGTATAAATCTGTGACATTCTCCGCATTTAAGCCAATACCTTTTATTCCACTTGTGACGGCTTCGACAGTTTTAACGCTTGCGCCCATGGCTCGCGTCATGTTGTCTTGCTCAACTTTCATATGGTTGATTGCACCAGCGCCAACCACTAAAGCGGCTGTGATAGTTGCTGCACTTTTTGCGCCAGTGGCACCAAGTGAGAATATACCGTCTGTGACCTTGCTCGTTGCTGCGTCAATCTTTCGCAGTCCGGCTTCGGTCTTTTCGGTAAGGTTTTGAATGGAGCCCGTCATTTTGCGGACGGGCTTTGTCACTTTGTCGACAGCTTTAAATACTGTCGATATGCTGTATTTACTGGCCATTTCTCATTTTATCCTTTTGGTATTGGATCAGTTCTGGCACAAGTAAATCATAATAAAATCGCAGCTCCTCAACCGTTATTTCTTTCGGCCTTGGTGCGTTGGCAAAATCTTTGGCAACTTGTGCGTACATGGTTGTGTATATGTTAGCACGAGTATTAGGATCGACGTCTTTACCGAAATACAAACGATTAGGGAGCCGTTTAAGCTCCCCACCATTAACAATTCGAATCGTCGTTAGACCAAAAAAAGCAAAGCGAACTCTTTTAGTATTTTTACGTCTGAGTTTACCAGCTTGCCGATCTGAGCATAAGGAACACCAGTAAAACCACTAACGAACATCATTAGCTTTTTCATTTCCTGGTTCTTTCCGGCTTTGTCCATTTGCGCCCATGCGTTGCCCGTTGGCTCGCTAATGGTGATCGTCTTCTCGTCGCCTAGTGCTTTTTTAAGCGTTAGCACATAGCTTTCACCGTCAATGATTGCTTGACCGTTGGCGATAGGTCGCGCCAGTGTGCGCAATTTGCTTTCAAAGTCTTTGCGGTCGTCTTCAAGCATTGAATCAACATCTGTGTCGATGCTCATTGCGTTAAATAGTTCGATTAGTTCGGTTTCTGCCTGCTCGATTGGCATTACTTGTTTTTTAGTCATGGGATTGGGTCCTGTGTTAGTGCCCGCCACCAAAATGGCTAAAGGTACAGGACAGACCGACGGGCGCGTTAATTATAGCCGTCCCGCAATTTTATCGCAAACGGCTTGATTTTACCCGATTAGGCGGCTAAGCTTGAACCAAATAAACCAATAAGGAAAATCATGCAAACAAAAATGATTGAAGTTGCAGACCTTGAGCAACTAATGATTAAACACCGCGGGAACATCACACAGGCCGCAAAAGAGATCGGCCTCAATCGCGGCACGCTTCGCCGTTACATCAATGGCGATGGCAGCAATGTCATTCTTGTTAAAGATGGCGAAAAATTTGCGCCATTCGTATTCGATCGCCGGTCTGGTCACCATAAGAAAGGAAACTAACATGCAAACAGCAAACTACCAAAAAAACACGGCAAAAGCGGCGCAAGCTGAACAAATGAAAGACTTTCCAATGGCTGCGGTTTATTGGAATAACGCGGCTAACAGTCCGTGCACTAGCAAGCAACGCCATTGGGCGGAATGCCGTTTTGAACACTGCAGCAAAGAGGCGGGGAAGCTTGATGGTTAACAACTACACCGACTGGATTAACGCCAACAAAGAAAGCCTGATCGACCAATGGGAAACGGGCTTTACCACTTGCGGCGATCCGATTGAACAAAATACCTATGAAGACTTTGTGGCGCACATTTGGGCGATTGAGAGCAAGCCAAAGCGCCCGTGCTTCGTTTTAAAGCGTAAGCCATGCCAAGAGTAAAAAACAAGTGCCGCGATTGCTGGAAGCCCGCGCAAGTCGATTATTTAGGGCTTTGCGAAGTGTGCGCCAGCGATCCGGCTATCGTTAACGAAAAAATAAATGCTCGCCAAATCACGAAAGAGATTCGAGAAGGCTTGGCGGGGCTTTATGAAAGGTTAAAACAGGAAAGTGGAAGATGAAAAACAAAAAGGCAAAGCTACTAATGAAAGGTCGAGTGAAGAGCCGATCTAACGGTGAAGTTTACGTGGTGAAAAAGGTGTCAATAAAAGGATGCGACTTTGTTGGTGGTCCAACTCTTGTTTTCAGTGATTTTGTTGGCGTGTTTGAAGATGCCGATATGATAGCCAGTTGCTTAATAAAATAAAACAAAAAACCCGCCAATCTAGGCGGGTTTTTTGTGTCTGCTTACTGCCTCTGAAATTTCCCAGGGCCTTCAAGCGTTAGCGGTGCGGTTCCATTCATTGAGCTTACTTCAATAGGTCCCGTGATGTTGCCCTTGCCCGCTCTGACTGTGCCGTCAGAATAAATTGCCTTCATTGGAACAAACTTTCCAGCGTCCGCAATGTTTTGCAAAAATTCTTGATCTTCGTTGTCTTCATCAATAGCAAAGTTAATGCCTGAAAATTTCCAGCCCTTTGTCAGTTGAATAAATCGACCTGTCACGCCGTCACCGTTGGCCTGAAATTCGTTTTCCTTGCCACCAATGTCGGTGTTACCGTCTGCATCGGCTGCGCACTTAAAGGCGCGGCCATTGATTGCAAATTCTACTAATGAACCTGGCATATTATGCGCCTCCTAAGTAAAAGCCAAACAACACATCTAGGCTGTGAATGTCCCAGTTGCCCGATAGTTTGACAGGGTATGTAGTGTTTACGCGATTCGGGTTTGAACCGTCGATCGCCGCCGTGGTGTTTTTCTTGGTGAACTCAGGATCCGAAATAATCGCCTTGGCTGCCAAGTTATCCGTTAAAACATTGAGCCCTGCCACTGCATCACTCGGCTTGCGCGCGTTCGGGTTGCTGCTAACTTGGAAATCAGGAATTAGCGGCGCTTTCTTCCATTCCGGTTGATTAAAAATAAGATCAACGTTGTAAATGATGTTCTGCAGCTTAACCAAGTAAATGACCTTGCCGTATTCCGGATCGACCTTGCCGTCTGGATGGTAGAAAGTCAGCGTATTATCAAGCTTGATTGCGCCGTCTTCGATAATGGTCGATGAAACGCCCGCTTTCCAAGCCAAGTCGCGCTGGTCATAGTTCCACTGTTCGCCGTCTTTACCGTTTACCACTGTATCGAGTGTCATACCGCGATATTCAGTCGCCGGATCTTCGTTGGCTTGCTTGGCAATTCTTGCCGCTGCTCGAGCTGCAATGATCCAAGGTGCGGAAGGTGAACCAGGGCAAGGAATAACAGCGTTAACACGGTCAAGCTTGCGCGCGTCTGCGTAGGTCTTCAATACGCTTTCGTCTGTCTCGTTTGAGCCGTACAGTGCAAACAATGGCTTGCGTACCAATTGACCCCATCGACCCTCGCCAAAAGCGCTTAGCTTGTCATGTGCAACGGTGCCAAGTTGGTTAACAACCATTGTTTCCCAAACATTGCCAATTTGCGCTAGTGCCGCGTCAATGTCTGGATCGACTAGGCCGCCGGACATTGTGCCAACTGCAAAGGTAATGCCTTGAGGTGCGCCCAAAATCTCAACCACTAGACTGTCGCCCGTTGTGCCTTTGTGTTTTGCTGTCAGTGTCACCTTATCGCTGCCATCTGTCGCAATGACTGGCATATCAAGTTCGCCATTGATAGCGGTAATCATTTTAGGGATTAGTTCGGCTGGCGTGTCACCTTTAACTGCTGCAAAGGCGTTTGACTCAATACCACCAACACGCACGACATATTGCGCCGATGTGGTTTGCGTACCAGTTGGCGTAATGTCTGCCGATGATGCTGTACCGCCTGCTTTGTTTGATAACGGGTAAACCGTTACGCCTGCACCCAGCGCACCTTCACCAAAATCAGGGAAAATCTGCTTAGCTGCTAAATGAGCCGGCGAACCGAAACCCATTTTTTCAGCAACTTCTAAGCTTGAAGTGATTTCAAACTTATCAGCTGAATATGTCGCGGAGTCACTGCCTTGAGCAATGATCGCGATTCGTTGCTGCAGTTGTGAAACCGCACCAACGTTAAAATTTTGGTATCGCGTATCAATGCCAACGGCACTGGCTCGCAATGAGTTTGGTAATGACATGGCTTACCTTCTCCTATGTATAATCATATTCACAACTTGCGTATATCTCGCCGCTGTCGCTGCGCTCAATATCAACTAGTATACATTGTAATTCGACGCCGTGGTTAATCTCTGGCAAGTCCATTACGTTACATTGTAACGTTATGCGTTTAACTACTACCGGCCCCAACTGGCGAGAATCAAAATCAGGCTCTAAATACTGCTCACTTACAATATTAACAGAATTTACGATCTTGCGGTCTAGCTGTAGGTTTTCGTTGATATCGGCCTTTAATATCTTGTTAACCAAGTTAGCTAAGCGTCGGCAATCTTGTGAAGCGTCCAGATCGGCGGGGCGGTGGCCTTCTGCGGTCTGCTCTGCTTTACCAACACCAAAGCAATCAATATTAAGCGTCAAAAGCTTCTGTTGCTTGCCGTGGTTACCGCTAACCGATAGCTTTTTAGAATCGTCCGATTCTTTAATGCTAACCAATGGCGTGCGGTCTTCTCGCATGTTGTCGAAGGGGTTGAACCGGTCAGCAAATACTCGAAACTTGTACAGCTCTGGATCTTTACCTTCGGCCGTTGCTAAGCTTTGTTGGTTTGCTGTCTCGTTAACCAATATTTCGCTAACCTTATCAATTACCAGTTGAATAGGGTTAGATGATAGGTCAATCAGATCAGTTAATGGACTAGTAGCCATAAGCCCCCAAATCACAAAGAATATTGCCGTTTGCTTCATCTGGCTTTGAGCTTGTTATCTTGTAAGTAACATCGACGCCATCGATATTGGTTTCACGAATAAGCCAAGGGCGCTCGTATTCGCTTGCTTCGCCTTCTGGAATGGCCAAGCCCAACGCGTTTAGGTCTAATCTGTTCAATGATGCAGTTGCAAGAAATCCAGACACAGGAAAACCCGTGTCTGGATCAATTAGGTTGTGAATCACTGAAACAATAGACTTCAACGGATATTCATCTTCATCAGGACTTATCAGAACAATGTCGGAGGAAAAACCCACATTACTGTTCATGATTCTTTGTGCGTCCTTTTGCATCCGTTGAAGCAAGCTCATACAGAAATCACCAAGCCTTTCTCAAGCATTGAATCAAGCAGTTTTGGATTAGCTTTAAACTCTGGCCAATTCAAATCGATAATGTCACCGTTTGACTTGATGCCAGCTTTAAAGCCGATTGCTTGTCCTTGTGCAACTGCGTAGGTTTCGCCGCTTGTTGCTAGGCTTTGCTGTTCGTCAATTACACCAAAATCTTCACCGCGGATCTCTTTTATTTGATCCACTGTGTCTTGTGGTGTTGACTCCAGATCTGGCTCATCGTCCGCAAGCTCGATCGCGTCATTAATTAACTCAATCGCGCCGCTGCGGTCTTTGCCCTCTTTTTCTGCTTCTAGCAGTGAATCCAAAAACGTCTTAGAAAAAGAGCCCTTATCGAGCTCTGTTTCTAGATCGTCAAGATTCAGTTTCACTAAATCTTCGACTTTCATATTAGAACGCCTTACCACAACCGAAACGGTCGATGGATGTTGGAATAAGTAGTGGACGACAGCCAAGAGTGCCGTTGATCTCTTCACCGTTCAGAGAAACCCAAGCGTTTGTCGTAAAGTCCATGCCAACCGACGCCATAGGCATTCGACCAGAAAGGAAAGACATTGCGCGAGTTTCTGGCGGAACGATTTGAGGGATCGCGCCAAACGTTGCGTCGAAACGTGCGTTTTCTGCAATGATAAGCACAGACGCATCATTTAGGTAACGCGCGTTGCTGCCCGCTTTCACGTCTTTGTATTCGCCGCGGTATGTGTACATATCAAGGCGGTAGCCAGTCGCAACCAGTGTGCCCATGTATGTCGCGCCATCTGGCAAAGACGTTGGCTCAACGTTGATAATTTTAACGTGGCGTGTGTCTGTGTACTTGATGAACTCGTCACACTGCAGCATGTTGTCGTAAGCGCCATCACCTAGCCAAAGCTCTTTCGGCTTCGATTGGCCGTTTGTGTTGATAACATCACAAAGCGCTTTAATGTTTGCGATCGGCGTTGCGTTGGCGTGGTCTGTCCATGCTGTTGCAAACGTCGGGAAGTGCTCAGTTTTCGGCTTAAAGTCGATTGTGTAAGCTGCATCGCCTTGATCGTCTTTCAGTGTCACTGTGCCAGTTTGTAGGATTTGTGACGCCATAAGCTCAATCGTGCGGCGTTGGCGCTTACCACCGTAGCGCATATGCTTCATGAACTGAGTCATTGCATTAGCTCGGAAGTTTGGATCCGTGAAAGAGATTTGACCAATTTGGCGCTTCATCATATCAAAAGCGTTGATTGTAAAACCTTCTTTCATCACCGGCGCTTTGAACTCTTTGTTTGTGAACTCATCTAGCGCGAATTTCGTGTGACCGTTTTTGATATCCGTTAGGACCGGCGCGACTTCTTCGCCTTCACGCTCAATATCAAACTCGATAAATTCGCTCGAGTAGTAGTTTTCCGGTGAAGTGCTAAATTTGCTAGATAATACGCCAGGAGTCGGAGCCTCTTGAACGTAAGCCTTAGCCATATGTTTAGTAACTGCGTTAGTCATAGCTTACAAGCTCCTATTGATTATCAAGCACTGAGAAATCAGTGGTGTTGTGAACGCTGATCGAGTTGTCTTTTAGGCCATCAACTTCGCGGTAGTCGATAGCATCGCCCGCCTTGGTTGAGATCTTGTCCTGGCGAACTTTGCCGACTTGCATAACTCGAACGTTTTTAGTTGTTGCGGTTACGTCTGCTGCTGTCACTTCTGTATTAGCTAGAAGAACATAGCGTGCCACGTCAAGGCCGTTAGAACCACCGCGTGCATAAAAGCCAAGGTTACCCGTTGAGGTATCGCGCGCAAGAATTAGACCTTCCGCCAGTGTTTCAGCCGATGATACGTCAAGTTTGCACGTTTCCGCGTTTTCACAGTTTAAGATTGCACCATGAAGATTTACATTGGTTACCGTCATGCTCATTAGAAAGTCTCCATTTTTTGACCGTTAAACGCTGCGATAGTCGCGTCGTCTAGCGCTTCATCTTCCGATTTAGCTTGTGGTGCTTCTGGTTTAACGTCGTCAGTGTTAACGTTATCGTCAGCCATAGCTTTTAGGTTCATGTTCTTCATTTGTGAAGCCATGAATTTCGCGTTGATAGCAGCTGAATGCTCTGTACCATCTTTGATACAAGCCATTGCAAGCTCATGATCGCCGGAAGCTTCGCCAAGCTCTGTAAATGCGCTTACACGCTCTTGCTCGGCTTTCTTGCCCGCTTCGATGCCTTCTGATTTGCCTTCGGCTTTGATTTCAGCATAAAGCTCAGGGTGCTTTGCTTTTAATTCTGCTTTATTCATGATTTCCCCACTTTTAGCAGTTAGTTGGTGCTCAGTTTCGCCCTGAGCGGTTAAATTAGTCTGTTTTTCGGCAGTAATTCCGGCAGTTTGTCCGCCATCATTAACCGCTTGTGATGCGATGGCGTCAATCATACCACATTCTAAAGCGCGTTGTGCGCTCATCACTTTACCGTTGCCATAATTAGCTTTTACTGTCTCAACGCTCACGCCTCGACCACCAGCGCACATATTCAAATACATGGATTCGAAATCGTTAACTTCTTCTTTTACGATTTTTAATCCCGCTTCGGTGAAGGCATCCGCATTTTTGTTTTGTGAGTTATCACCGCGGATCGCCAGCTCTTCAACGTTGTTGTTTTTAACTCGGTAAGTCATAGCGCCAACACTGCCGATAATCTCGCCAGCGCTTACAGCAATAATTTTTTCCGCCTTAGTTGCCAATCCATAGGCCGCCGACGCGCAAACACCGTCAACATAAGCAACTTTAAGCTTGCCACTGTCTCGCAACACTTGAAGCGATTCAGAACAGGCGATCATACCTTCTACGGTGCCGCCACCAGAACCAACGCGAAGTGATACGGTTTCGATTTCTTCATCGTAAGCCAGCGCCTTGGCTGCTGCGGTGACTTCTTTGTAAGAGGTTGCGCCCATGATCCAAGCCCAAAATGAAAGCTCGTTAACCATGGCACCTGTGATCATGATTTCAGCACTAGAACCCGTCACGCTTAGAATGCGGCTACGTTCGGCGTGTTGTGCTGCAACTCCACAAGTGAGTTCACCAAGATGGCAAGCGGATTCAATGCTGCTTTTTACTTCTTGATGCTGCGCTTTTAGATCGGCAGTAATTGGGCGACTCATTGCCCCCTTGACTTCTGCCATTAAATCTTCGGTTGCTAGAAATAACATTTATTCTTCACCTTTCTCTGTGTCCTGTTCGTCACTTTGGCCGCTCGTATCTTGTGGATCGTCAGCATTTGTATTGATTATACTCTGTGTTCGATTTTGTGCAAAATCGCCTAGAGCGTCTTGTACTTCGGCTTTTTTGGTGTTCTCATGCTTTAGGGTTTCCATGATTAGGTTGTTTTTGCGACCAAATAGCGCTTTTGATGCCATTTCGTGCGTCGCCAAACCTTCTTCGATGGCAAGCTTCCACCCCTGAACCTCTTTCACAAAGTCCGCATTGAGTTTAACAGAGCCCGACCAATCCGATTGCATCCAAGCGCCAGTGATGGCGTATTTATTCGGATCACCAATGCTTTCAACCAATCCGGCGGCTTTCACGTTGCCTTTCATCACCTCGGCTTGTAACCACTGTTCATAAAGCGGCTTGTCGTTGGTGGTGGTCGTGTTGGCGCGCTCGGTATCCAGAAACATATTAAATTCGGCCGTTGCTTGCTTGCTTGCCGCGTAGTTTGAGCCGAAAGCCATCTTTAAAATCTCCGGAGGCATACCTTTGGACCATGCCACGGCGTTAATAATCGCCGCCTCGAAGTCACCAAACGACAGATCGGTACCATCAGAGCCCATCATTTTGATTTTATGGCCTGCCGGCATATCGTCAATGAATACGCCAGGGTTAAAATTCTTTAGGTTTAGCTTATAGTCGGCTGAATCGTTGGTGATCGTTGTGCTTCTTGCTGCTGCGCTGCCTAATGGCATGGAGGAAATAGAATCCTTGTCCTTTTCTACAGCCAAAGCCAAGAAAGACGTTGTAAGCGCTTTTCGTTGCACGCTGTCGCGGTACCGGTCTATCTCTCGGAGTGACTGCAGCACGTTACCGATTAACGGCATTCCGCGCACTTGCCCCATTAATCGCTTACCAGGTCGGTATAAGTTAGCCACAACGCGACCAGATCGCGCGCCTACGCATGGGAAACGTGAATATTCGCCGTCACTTTTTAGGACGTGATAGGCAACTTCTCGGTGATTCTTGTCAAATTCAACGCCATGATCAACATAATGACCATCTGCAAGACTTCCTTCGCCATCAATAGGCGATTGCACAGAATTGGAGCTGATAAGCTGAATTTTTGGCAAGTTGGTTAGTTTATCGAAGTGATACACCACTAAAACGTCACCTTCGACCAGTGCTTGTAATTCTCGCTGAGTTTGAAGTTGAGAAAGCGTCTTTTCACCGTAAAAATCTACCATGTCTTTGCAATTTGCGTACATGGTAAAGCGCGCCTCGACCTCATCGGTCCACTTGTTTATGGATTCTTGCTCAATACCCAAAATGCTCGCCACTGGCTTGGCTTCAAGCATTAAACCAGTGTTAACAATGTTGGTAATGAATCGATTGATCAATCCTTCCGCGTATAGGTTTTCATTGAAAAGCTGGATAGAGCGGTGGCGCAAAGTCCAGTAATCAATGAATTGCAATTGCGTTACACCGTAACCGCCAACGAACTTGTCACCGTTTAGTTGCGCGAATTGATAAGGCGCGTCATAGTTGCCCGCTGCCGCTGTTGGCAGTTGATCGACGCCAATAACGGGAACCTTTTCCTTGTTGGCGCTGCCTGTGAATAGGCTTTTTATTTTGTTGAACATGGTTAGCACCACCTTGTTGCGCGGTTGCGCTTGCGGTCTGATTTATTTGTTCGGGGCAATTTATTTGGATTCATAATTTTAGCCATTATTGCGTTAACCTCAGTTGCGCATATTGCACCACCAAGCACAGCGACTTTTTTTGTATCTTTTCTCATCAGTATGCAGGCCCCGCATTAAACACCGCTGTATCTAAACCACAACGCTGGCGCAAAGTGTCGCGCTGTGCCAGTAGGCTATCAATGTGCGCTTTCAGTTGGCCAACTGAGGTTTTATTTACGGTTTGGACTGTTTGACCGGAATTAAAAGTATAAGAAATAATCCCGTCGCCGCTGGCTTCTGCGCTCGCCATCATAGCGGCTTTAATTTCTGCCTCAATGTCGGCTAGTAGTCCACATAAAAAAGGATCGCTCATAATATTGGGCTCCGTTAGGGCGGTAAAGGTGCAATAAACCAAGTTTACCACACCTTTCGGGTTTTTTATTTTAGGGGTTACTCTTCATAAAACATCGGTTTGCCATTGTTGCCGGTTTCGCAGTATTCCCAAAACTCGAGCATGTTGATTTGTTCACGGTCATGGCTTCGGAAAAGCTCCCACGCTACAAAGTCCAACGCGAAATTATTATAGACAAGCAAATCCCACATCTCGTTGTCACCTTTACGGTCGTACTTGTAGCCCTTTAAGTATCCCGTGGCGTTTTCGTCCGGCACTCTTGTTTCAGCCACCAGCTCTTTAAGCTGCTTTTTGGTTACGTCGCTTGGCAAATTGTAGCCATACATTCGCTGATCGCCATAACCTTGCCATGGTCGCTTCAACGCTTTGTACCAGCGTTCTTTGTAGTAGTTAACGTTCACGTTAAACGCTGTGATGCCGTAACGGGTTTGCCTGGTTGAGAACTCCACCAGCGCCGCTCCCTTCACGATGTCTTGCTGGCCTTTAAGTGGGATGGTGCGATCGGTTCGGCTGCAAAAATCCATCACTGTGTCATTGTAATAACCGGTATCCAAAACAGTGACCTGAATCATGTATCGCTTTCCTTGGTGGTCTTCGTACACTTTGTTATAGATCATCTCTTCGAGCTCTTTCCAACAAACATCGTTTATGTCTTCGCAATCGCCTTTGATTCGTTTGTAGTCGATCAAAAACGCGCGCGATTTCTTGGTCCACCCATAAACAGCAACCGCCAAATTATCCCCGTGCACATCGACCGCGCACGTTAATAGCATGACATCACCATCACAAGACATATTCGCAATGCGGTTCGGGATCTCCCCGTGGGCGTAATTTTCGCGCCGGTGGCCCCACATTTTTTCGAGATCTAGTTTATCGGTGCGCGCTGCAAACGGTAACCCAAGCACGTTATTGTAAAAAACTTGCAGCTCTTCAATGTCCTTTGCCTTGTTCGCTTCAATGTCCCAAGCGTTGAGCCAATCCATTACACAAGAGATCCACGTTTTAAAACCGTAAGGACTAAGCAAGCCAGGTATGTGATAGCTTCTGCGGTTTCGCTCGGTTGGTGTCTTGGTTGGCACCCATTCCGCACCCTCTGGATAGTCGTCGGTTTTCTCGCGGAACATATCCACTTTGTCCGCCTCGACGTGTTCGCCGCCACACTTTTCGCAAAGGTATTTCACCGACTCGGGTATCAGTACGCCGTCGTCAGTTTCAAAAACCAACCCGTACAGCTCGCCGGTTTCTTCCTTCACGCCAGAAAATCTAAGCTCTTGCTTATGGCCGCAATGCTTGCAAGGTACTTTATACACTCGGCAATCACCCATTGCGTGATGTTTTTCGATGTTGGACGCGCCTTTAACCAGTGGCGTGGATAGCTTCAAGATCTTGCGCGAGTATTCAAAGCCGTTGGTCCTTGTTTTTGCCAGTTGGATTGGATCGCCATCCTTGCCGACTTTGGTTTTAAAGCCGTCTATCTCATCAAGCAAAAGCACTTTCATGGATACCGATCGCAATTTGTTCGCGGAATTGGCACCAAACGGGATAAGGAAGCCGCCACCAGCAAAAGACAGCTGATCTTTGGTTTTACCCTTCTTGTTTTTCGATAGCGTATCGCTCGACTTGATAAGATGGCTCAAGCCGGATTGCTCAAACATTGGCGTTAGATAGTTATCCACCCTTAGATCGGCCAGCTCTTTATCGGCTGTCACGAAAAGCATGGGAACGCCTTTTTCGTGCTCGGCATAATATCCAACCGTGTTTTCTAATAAGCCAACGGTCGCACCAATTTGAGCGCCTTTCAACACGTCAATCTCTCTTACTGGTGACTCTGAGCTCATACAATCGGCAATCTCTCGAAGGTAAGGGAATGCGCCATAGTCATACATGCCAGGCTTTGAGGTTACCGACCTTGGCAGGTACCGCGTTGTCGCCGCCCACTCGCTTACCAGTTTTACATGGTGCGAAGTCTTCACGCCTAGAAGCTTTTCAGCCAACCAATTATTTTGCTCTTGTTCAATAACGGATATATCAAGCATCTGCAAACCTCGCTTGTGCCTTAACCAGTGTTACTAGCTCTTTCTCGATCAGGGTTCTAAGTATCGATTCAATCTTGATGTCATCCTTGCCACTCTCGAAAGCGGGACGCAAATCGATTGGGGCAGACTTGCAAAAGTCAGTGAGTAGTCGACTGTTGAGCGCATCCACCACACCAATAAATAGGCTCTCAACCACATCCTTTCGGATGTACTCGCCAAGCGTGATTTTTATCTTGGTTTCTTTCTCGATCACTTCTACTTGCTTTTTCTTGGCGTCGAGCCAATCGCGGTAATCGGGTGCGGAACCAAAGAACGCGGCGATCTCGTCAATGGTTAGATCGCCATGCTCAGCTATATCAATTTTCTCTAGGTTTCTTTGCCCGTTGGTTTGGTCCGGTTGCTGTGGCTTGTTTCGCTTTGGTGGTCTGCCCGCCGGTTTGCCTTTTACGCCTTGGTTGCGTTTTCTGTTGCTGGCTACATTGCTTTTGCTGTCAGACTGACAAACGTTATTGAATGCTTGCGGGCTGCTTCGCTCTTCGGCTGGCTTCAACTCTGCTTGATGGTCGACGCCCTTCGATTCAAAAAGCTGCTGCATAGCGGGGTGATTAATGTCGATTCGTGCGCCCTTGCCGCTTCCTATGCGCGCCTCTTCGCAATATTTCCGAACATGCTTATTAACGGCCTGTCGGCTTATGCCAAGCGCTTCGGCTATCTTGTTTGCGCTGTATGGTCTGGTGCTCATTGTCCTGTGGCCTCTAGTGAGTTTCCGGAAACTATACCACAAAGCTTTGTCAGTTTCCGTAAACCCACAAAAACCCATATTCAAAAAGTGACAGGTTCACTTTTAACCGTTTTAGTTACATTGTAACGAGTTTACGGGTTTGAAAAATTTTTGAAATCGCGAAAAGGTCGCGGCAGTTCAGAACGGCGGCG